ACCCCCTTTTCGTATGTAACTGATGTAAACAGAAGTTACGAATTATAATTGACAATTACAAGTGTTCTCAATATAAAACCCTAAAAGACAATGAGTAAAAATTTTACGGATGCTGACAAGACACTGCTCAGCAAGCTAATGAATACCGCTATTGAAGGTAGGGATACCGCAGATAGCCAATATATCAGCAAGTGTTGTGAATTCTTCATCGAAGACCTTATGGACATAATGAATGATATGTATGGACTCAAGGATGATGATACCACTGATGACGACGGTAGTAGTCTAGGTAGCAGGTATTTCGACCGCGCTGATGATGAGTATGAATCCAATCGTGATGATAAATCTATGTAAAACCCTCTAAATCAAAGCACCATGAAAAAATGGAATGAGAATGTATGGATACTGGCTCTAACACTGGGTGTCAGTTTCGTATTGATTAACGCATTTGCCCTCCCTGAACCTCAAAACTTCAAGATGCAGGAGGAACAATGGATGAAGGAACAAATCTGGGATCTCAATGCCAGATATGTGTTCGTATACCCGCATCCAAGTGAACTTGAACCAGGTGTCAACCTGTGTGCCGATGTAATCAAACGCGGTACGGAAAGAGATACCGTGTGGTTAATGCCTGATCACGAATCAGCTGGTTATTAATCTTAAAAATTTAAACCAGATGAAAAAAATCTTGATTAGTATTATCTGCATTGTGTCATTGTCAGCTTGTGAGAAGGAGCAGAACATCGCTCCTTCCAACCCTTCCTCTCAACATCCTAGGTTTTCACTGCAACTGCCCACTTGTAATTGGGATAGCGGAGTGATGACCCACGTTGAGATCAGCACCTGTGATAAGGGAACATTATACAGGTATGAAAAACTCCCTGATTTCCTGGCGATGGTAACCGTACGAAATGGTAGCATACAGGAGATAACAGGCATTGTAGGCGTATACACATATTATGTGGATCAGCAGACCCGCATGATGCACCTGTGCAGTAATGCAGGCAGTTACCCAGTTACTTACAGTCTAATTTATTAACGTTTAAATCCTTAAAAATGAGTGAAATCATTTCAGTTACCAAAGAAGAGCTGATACAACTTATCGGCGAAAAGAACATTTCCAAGTTACGGAAGGCATTCCCTGACGTATTTAATGAAAAGATGCATGAGATCCCGTCCATCACTGTCACACAAGATGATGAAATGGCACTGATCACAATCGGACACGATCTTGCATTCAATAGTAAACACATGGACAGGTGTCTGGTACTGCATCCTGATTACAATTGGAAAGTAACCAAGCGTTATGATGAAGATGGTAATTACCGTACATACCTGCTTCCTATATTGAAAACTGCTGCCAGTCCTCGCAAACGCAGGACTCGTAAGAAATCCACGAATTAACGGTGATGGACGTAAACAAGGGACTGCCGTAATGGTGGTCCCTTTTTACAAATGTTTAACCCTCTAAAACAACAAGCAATGAGTACAAAACACAGAATACTCGAAACATTATTCAGTACGAACAACTCCCTCACAAGAGAGGAAATAGCATGGGCGGTTGAGAACATACCAGCCGAATCAAACAGTTTCAGCGCATCAATACCTTTTGACCATACTCAGGATACGGTATACGCCGCCTGTGGTATCAATGAAGAGGAAATGAAGGAATGCGGCAATGAATACGTCAAGTTGAAAAGCGATGACTTTGACAAGAGAAGTCAGTTCGTGGAACATGTGGTGGCATACGGTTCTCCAAGGTTGATACGTTCCTTGATCATCAGGGGTATTCAAGGCGTCGAGGAAAAGAAAATGGATGACTTGAAGGAATTGTTGGACCTTATGAAAAAGCTGAAATGAGAAAACTGTTGACCATCACCATGATATTGGTGTGCGGAATGTCTTACGGACAATCCGACACCGCTGGATACAACCGCTCTCAATTGGAGACAATGGGTAAGATGTCCCTCTCCAAGATCTATTTGAACCAGCTGGAACAGTTCATTGTCATCATGCCTGGAATGCCTATGGGTAGCACCTCTGCGAACGTTCCCGATAACAGATACACACGCAACAGATGGAAGGCGATCAATCGCTCCAATTATTGGTGTATCAAGAAGTTAAAGGAAAACTGCGTAGACCTGTTGCCTTATTCGGATAAGTCAGAACTTGTGAATTCAATACTGTTCATGCAGCATGTGTTGAAAGGTTATGACCAGATAAAGAACAACTGAGGTTGATTTGTTGAAAAGGGGGACCGTCGGATTTGTCCCCCTTTTTCATAACTTTCGCCTTGATATGAAGGACCAGTTCAAAAAATACAGCATCATGATGACGACGTTGACTACTTCGTTTCCCGAGATGCGGGATACGCTGAAGAACACCTGGGACAAAATGACCATGTTGGATGAGGAACCTGAAGTCGAATTCTTCCATCGCATCATAGACGGCAATTCAAGAGTCACCGTCGATGTGAAGTACAACTCCATGAAGGAGATCGTGGAGAATGTCTATTACAGGATAATACCTCAGGACAATGTGCAGCATTACCTTGTCAAGAAGTCTAGATCACAGGAAAACTCCCTGCTTCTGAAATGCAGGGGAATGACACAAAACAATGGGTAGATTAAAAGAACATTATCACGACCTTATATCATCAGAGGCTCAGAGGACAATCCCTGAGCCTTATTTGTTCAAGTATTTCGTCCATTTCAAATACATGGGCGAGACAGTAAACATATTCGCCGATACGCAGCAACGCGTGTATGAACTCGCGAAAACGCGGGTCCCTGAGATCAACGGTATCGGAGACAATGAATTTCTAACGCCGCACATGAACATCCCCTTTATGGTGTTCGAGTGTGAAAATGCCATTTACTGATGCTTACAACCATCCTCACCGTTTATACGGTATTCTGTTATTTAGTAATGTTATCGGTCGCGCTTCTTTCCTACAGCGTCGATCCTGAGGGGGTAACCCGCAAGGATTGGCTGATATGGATAGCCGCACCAGTGACCACACCTATGTTTCTGATATTCGAAATCACTAAACGAAAAAACTGACATGAAAACCATCACCGCCACCAACAAGGGAATTGCAATCAATTATGAGAAAACGGGAAAATCCAGTTTCATTCCCTATCAGGATGAACCCGTAAGACAAAACAACGACAACAACAGGCACTACCAGATGAATTCCATACAGTACAAGCTGTATCAACAGCTGATGCACGGTATGAAACTGTATTCGTCCGAGGAACGTGCGACAATGTCGGAAAATGCGGTATTCAGCATCAACAACAAGCACCTGCGTGCCACTGAAGTGCTGAACATGCTCAAATACGAGCGTTGTTACGGTCACATCAACAAGTTGTTCAAGGTCATATTCCCGCAAGTCAAGCTGGATTACTTCAAGGACGGCAAATACGCCGACATGCCGACACTGCGTGAACTTGGAATAACCACCCTGGACATCATAGACACCTGGATTTACAATAAATTGTTACCTTTAAACTTCTACAGTTTAGATACAGACAATATAAAACTATGAAACCAGGCTATGATAAAGAATCTTGACAACAACGAAATATCCTGTGTGTATTACAGGTTCAGTGACTACATCAAGGAGTTGGATGAGAAGCTCGATGATGGATACCGTACCGAGAAATGGACCATAAACGAAGCTGGACTCACCATCGTACCGTACGTCGTAATACGAATAACCGAGGAGGAAGTGGCTGCCATAAAAGGCAGTCACTACTACCTCACAGTGAAATCCATAGTGGACAAGCTTCGTCCCGTTGTGGAAATGATTGAAGAAGCGGAACCTGACATTAAAATAAAGCTCGATGAGTAAATCAAAGGAAGTATTGAAGGAAATATTCGAATTCGCAAACAACAAGGTGGATGAGACACCTGATGCGAAATTGGTGATGATCGGTATCCAGTTCGATGACGATGGATTCCCGGTCGCGAAAGGAATGCGTTGTCAAGCCGGTCCAGCATTATTGATCGCAGGCATAGAACTGCTAAAGAACATGCTCAATGAACAGCTTGAAAACACATTCGATAAGCTGGACACGATGACGGAGATGAGTGAGAAAATTCAGTCGTTGTTTGAAAAGCTCGGTGTGTCCGACATGGATGATCCAAGGATAAAGGATCTGATGGATGGTACACAGGATGAGAACATCAAGAAACTATTGTCTGAACTTAAACGCAAATTCGGAAAATAATGGGAATGGACATCTCAGGTATTGACCCTATACGTAGAGGTGAGGAACCAACGATTGATTGGCAAAACTCTACAAAAGAAGAACAAGACAAATACTGGGAACTGCGTGAACAATATAATGCGCAGAATCCTGGTGTTTATTTCAGAGCGAACCTGTGGTCATGGAGACCTATCGCTGAATTGATCACCACCGTGAATCAAAACTACGGTTTGGGATACGATGATAACTTCATAGGAAAGCTCCATTACAATGACGGTAGCGGTCTCAAGACACAGGAGGAATGCAATAGACTGGCTGATTTCCTTGAATCATACGTCAAGAGTAATTTTGACGGATGGAAAAGGATTGGTGTGTATTATGGTCGTCTCACTTACACCACTGTCAATGACGAAGGTCATTTGATCGAGAAATGGATGGATGAGAAGGAATCACTTGAAAAGATCCTTCTGGACCATAGTGCGGAAGCATTGATATGCGATGTCCTTTATGTAAGGGATGGTGAAGTGACCCACGATGGTGTTGTTTACCATACCACACACAGCACATCCTTGGATCATATCCAGGAGTTCATTGATTTCCTGCGCGAATGTGGAGGATTCGAGATATGGTGATCCGTGAGATAGACCTGCAACAATTAGGGTTCGAGAAAGTGGTGATAACCCCCGAGGAATCGGGGGACCCACTCGGATTCTATTATTACGAGTACAATTTAAGTGAGGAAAACGATAACTTGTGTCTCATATCCCAGGAGTCTGACAGGATCAGCGATGACATCTGGATCGTAAAATTGTTCGAAACAGGAGATTATGTTTTCCAAAAGCGTGATGAATTGAAAGATTTCATATCTTCGATGCTCAAATACAAAAAATCAATAAACATAAAGCCATGAATCTCAAACTATTAGGTGTGGTTTTCGTCTTGTGTGCAGGAATGATTTACTGGACCTGGCGCAATTCCACTGAAATGGATCGTATACAAAAGGAAGCCTTCCAAACAGGGTTGCAGAACAATCTTGAGATGGAGGAAAAGATCAAACTCCTCGAACAGCGTGAAGGCGCATTGTTGTATGAAAACGGCAAGTTGATCACACAGGTAAATGAATACAAAATGGAAGTTGAGAGACTTTCACGTAAACCAGAACAACCAAAATCAATAAAGAAAAATGAAAAAACTGTTCCTATCTCTAAGTCTGCTTCTAAGCGCATCACTGAGTTTCTCTCAAAGCGTTACGAAACTGAGTGACACTTTGGTTTATGTTCCCCTCAACCTGATGGAGAACATGATTTACGAACTCGAGCAAAAGGATCTTGATAAACAGGATATGATCGAGCTTCAAAAGAGCTATGCCGTCCTTGAATCCGAGATGAAGACCAAAGCTGAGATGCTTAAAAACGCCAGCAGACAGATCACAGCATCATCAATGTTGAATGACAGCTTGATGACTGACAATGTCAACCTGCAGCTCAAGTACACCAAGCGTACGACTCAGTTGAAGCGTTCACGTAACTTCTGGTTCATGGTCGCTGCTGGAGGTATTGCCACTACAATAGGTGTTCATTACCACTGGAAATACGCCACATTGAACAATGACTGAGTTCATTTTGATAGCCGTACCACTTGTCACGATCATCTGCATATTGTGGGTTCGCGGTATTGACAAGATGAATGAAAATCATCCTGAATACAAAGGTGAGGATTACCTAGACGAAGATTTTTGACATGACAAAGACAGCAATGACCATATTCCTGGAGTTTCTTGAGAAATGCAGGGATGGGAAAAAAGAGTTTGACTATGACATCCTTATCGCGTTTGCCACTGAGCTGCGTGATACTGCGGAGAAGTTTGACATCATGAAAGCCAACATAGGGTTGTATGATGATGACATTTCCGATGATGAACTGCGAAAACTCGCCAAAAAAGCGAAGCTGTACTATGAATCAACGTATCAAAACGTAAACCTTGAATGAGAACATTGAACATCATCAAAGTAAAGAATGGAACGCCTCAGATAATTGAGGCGTTTTGCATTTATGGTGAAAACGACAGTATTGACAATGAGATAATAGAACGCGCTGAATACAGATTCTGCAGACATGTCAAGGGTATTGAATATCCCATAGACGACATGGAGATTGAAGTGTACAGGCGCATAGTGAATGCAGGTTATGAACCTGGGGTCATCATAACCGCTGAAAAGACATACGAACCCCTTCACTCGCTGCACCTTGTGTGGTGCGAAATAAGCAATCCTTAAATTATGGTAGAAAAGACATATAGGATCTGGATGGTCATCGAAGAATGCATAATTGACGATGACGGAAATGAAACTTATGAGGACTTCGATGAATACACAGTTTCTGCTGGGAAATATTCATCACTTGAAGAAGCTCAAACTGCTATGGAGCGCATTCATAATGAAACAAAATAAGCAATCCATGAAGGAGGACGATTACATATCACCAGAAGATCTCGATGGTTTGAAGATCGCATATGAAAAAGCGAAAGATCAACATCGTGAAGAGTTCACATACAAAGGGCATGTACTGTTGACCAGTTATGCCAAATACCTGATAGAATATCTCGAACTTCTTAAAACCAACAAATAAATGTATTTAGTTAAGACCGCCTTGGAAGGCACCCAGTTCACAATCAAATGTCTAAAAGACCAAAAGAGCGAGATTCCAGTGACTTGCGTTGACAGCAAGCTTGAAGGAAACGCCGCTTATTTCACCAAATTCCCCATCGGAACTTGCTTCATCGTAAGTGACATATCCTGGGGTGAATTGTCATCCAAGATCGTGGGTTCCGTACGCCCGTTGTTTTACGAAGATCAGATTTATGTAACAAGTCTCGCTGCCGAGAATACCCCCACTAACGCAGACATCGAATATCTGATGGATTACATGATTGCCTCATCCGAATACCGTTGTGAAGGTGCACGCAAGTATGCCACAATGTTCATGGAAGCAGGTTATGCGGTGGACGTGGAAGCCAAATGCAAGGAGTTCACTGAAGATACTTCAGGTACATTGCGTGACCGCATCATCCGCCAGCATCCTTGTCCTAAGGAGTCTGAAATCGGATTCCACGTGGAAGAGGATGTATGGTATCTGCTGGTACGCAACATCATGCGTGGTGAGAATACCCTGTTGATCGGTCCCACTGGTTCAGGTAAGACAGAACTTGTCAGCCATATCACCAAAGCGATGGGTAAACACCTTAGCATACAGGACATGGGTACCGTTCAGGATGCGCAATCAGCGTTGCTGGGTGTTCACCGTCTGAACAAGGAAGGTCACTCGGATTTCGATTACGCACCCTTTGTAAGTCACGTACAACAGGAAGGTATTGTCCTTCTAGACGAGTTGAATCGTGCTCCATTGAGTGCAGCCAATATTCTATTTCCGTGTCTTGACAAGCGTAGATATCTGCCTATCGACGTTGCAAGCGCTGAAGGTTTGCGTTCGGTACCTGTACACGAGAACTGTGTGTTCTTTGCCACTGCGAATCTCGGTTCCGAGTATTCAGGTACCACGCAGATCGACCGTGCGTTGCTCGATCGCTTCATGCCTGTGGAGTTGAGTTATCCAAGCGAGGCGGCAGAGACCAAGATCCTGATGATCCGCACCGGTATCGACAACAAGACCGCAAAGGCTATTGTCAAGGTATCCAAGACCATCCGCGAGCAGTTCAAGGAGCAGGAGTTGTCCAATGTGGTGTCTGTGCGTCATACTCTGCTTGCAGCCAGTCTTATCAAGGACGGTTTCGACACCGTGGGTGCGCTGATGAAGGTTGTAATGCCTTTGTTTGATGACGCATCCGGCGTATCCGAGCGTACCAAAGTCAAATCCATTATCGCAGCCAACTGATGAAAGAGGAATTTGATGACAGCGAGTACGGTGTGATCACCGTAGGTACTTACTTTCATATCAATGACCATGGCCTCAAGGTATATGACCTTGAGGAAATGGTTGTTGAGTTTGAACAAAAGCTACGGGAGTTGGATCCTTCCGTAAGATTGATAATAACATTTGATACTCGATAAGATGGCGAAAAAGAAGATAGGATTTGATTATTATGACTGGTTCAGCCGTGATGCTGATTATGGTTACACATCGTATGATCCAACCAAACGCACCATGCACTGGGAGAAGGGTTATGACACATACAGTGACTTCTTCTTCGGTAAGAAGAACGGTTCTACAAAGAAGGTCAACACCCAGGATTCAGCGAGTCTGCTGCTCACAATGTCCCGTGTGATGGGTACAAACAGCGATCATTTCTCCCACTTGTCAATGGACAGCAAGAAGATACACATTCCAACAGACATGCTTGCATCAGGATTGGATATGGATCTGTTCATCGGTGCCTCTCTTCAGAACATCGCGAAGTTCATGCACCAGACGCAAGAGGAAAGGATTTACGCCAAGACAGGTGCAGATAAACTTTCAAAGACAGTGTACAACATCCTTAATGAGGAGCGTGTGAACAAGCTGATGGCTGATGAGACTCCAGGTTATCTGAAGTTCGTATCCAAATACAAGATACACAAGTACAAGGATCGTCCAGAAGCGGATGCAGAAGATTCCAATCAAAGGTTGCTTGAATTGTTTGACAGGATCATCAGATATCCGGAACAGATCACCGAAGAGGAGATGGAGGAATTCAAGGAACCTTTGGAGAAGGTCAAAGACATCATTGACAAGTCTGAAGGGATACCTGTTGAACATGGAGCATGCAAGAAAATGGCTACCAAAATCACCAAGGTACTGCAGGAATACATCAAGTTTGATGAGGAACCACCCCCTCCACCTTCTGGAGAAGGAGGAGATGATGGACCTGATGGAGGTGAAAGCATAGGTATGGATGATTCCAAAGCAACAGATGGAGATGACAAGACACCTCCTAAAAAGACACAGGAGTCATTGAAAAAGTTTCTGGAAAAACTTCGCGAATCCATGAAAGAAACTGACAGCAGCGACACCAAAGTGTTCAACGAATTCATCGAGGAGATGAAACACTCTGAATCCACTGGTTCCACCAAGGAACACATGGGTAAGGTGGACTATTGCATCATGCCTGTGACCTCATACGCCAAAAGCAGATACCAGCGTGCAATTGCAAAGATTGACCGATTGAAAGCCAATGTAATAGCTAACCTGCTTAAGCGCAAGAACAGGGATTATCAATTCTCCCTCAAATCAATGCGTACAGGTAGATTGGATACCAACAAGCTTGCAGAAGCAAAGCAGATGGTACCTAACATCTATGAACGCATGGGTTCTGTAAAGACTGACAAGTTATGCGTAAGCATCCTGGTTGATGAATCAGGTTCAATGAGTGGTTCAGGTGAGACAGCTGCACGCGAGGCTGCCATATTCCTCAATGAGGCGATGAAAGGTGTACCTGACGTGGAGTTGTTCATCTATGGTCATACTGCGGATTATTATGAATCAGATTTAGGTGCTGGTGGTAGTAATCGTACACAGTTGCTTGTATACAAGGAGCCTGGTGTCAACAATGATATCGCACTTGGTGGTATAAGCGCAAGATCCGAGAATCGCGATGGTGTTGCTATGATGGCTGCAGCAAAGCGTGTACGCGCAAGGACATCCAACCATGGTGTGTTCATCATCATCAGTGACGGTTCACCATCCGCCATAGCGTATCGCGGAGAAGCTGCCAGGACACATGTACGCAGGATGGCCAATGAGATTGAGAAGATGGGATTCCAGGTTGTACAGGTCACCATTGGTGGATACCGCAGCAAGGATATGTTCAAGAATGTGGTTGACATGGATGACATTTCCACGTTTCCCACCATGTTTGTGAGCTTCCTGAAGAAAAAGATAAATTCCCTGATAAAGGAGAAAGTGATATTGTAAACCAAGACCCCCTGTGTAACAGCAGGGGGTTTTAAATTTAAGAGATGACTAGATCATTAGAAATCGTATTAGTTAATGGGTGGACAGAGCATTTTCTGTTGCCGGATACAAGTTCCACTGAATGTACATCAGGTGGTGAGATAATAGGAGTGATTGAAAAATATTCCAAAGGCATCCAAAGAATGCGTGAACGGAATCCTTTACTTGTTGTTGGTAAACCCACCAAATACATAAATGTGGATGACGCTCTGCACACATTGATAAATGCAAGAAAGTACATTGACATGCCTGTGACCGGACCACTGGGTCTTGTTGACCAGTCATTCACCTTGGACTTGCAGAAAAACATCATTGTGTTTTATGACAAGAAAGGTAAGGAGCGCGGTTCCATGTTTCTGGATGGCATGTATTCCAACTGGCGGGAGATTCTTTATCCTGAAACAATTGTCACTGAAGCAGATACCATCACTGTTCATGAAGAGGAAGAAGAAGAGATCTCCACTGAAGTGCCTTTTGACATGCTGAAACACATTGAAGAACCCATGGTTGAGGATGATGATGAGGAATATGATGATGAGGAATCTGATGATGAGGAATATGTGGATGAGACAGTCACTCCTGTACGTATTGTAAAGGAAATGAAAGAGAAATTGGAATCCAGTGAAGGTGAATCCGCATGTGAGTTATGGGATTATCTGTTTGTAGATCATGATCTGTTTGGTAAAACAGTTGTAATCCAGTATTCAGGCGGAGGTGACAGTGGTCAGACTGATGATGTCTCCATATATGACACTTTCAAGTATAATGGCGCTAAAACTTATGAAGATTATATGAGCGCTGAGGAGTCTGATTCTTATCCTACAATTATAAGCAGTCCTGATCTTGACACCAAGATATGGAATCTGATTTCAAGCCGCGTGGGTGGATTCTACAATGACGAAGGTGGATATGGTAAGATAATCCTCACTGGAAAAAGTTTCCGATGGGATCATTTCAATTATGTCCAGACTCAAGAACACGAACTTGGTACAATCATTACTGTAGAAGAAGAGAAAGTGGATACTGACAGTGATACACTTCCATTCTGATGGCTACACCCATGCATCACGCCATGTCTTCCGCAAGGAAACATGGTGGCACGTGGGAACAGTACGTGCATATCCACAGCTGGTTTGATGAGACCAAATCCTGGGTTCCGGATGTAAGACACAGGATGTTCAGACACCATGCTGAAGGTATCTTTGAATGTGAGAAGGTTTTCGGTGTATCCATAAGGATAATCTTGGAATCAGGTCACATCAAGGAAGTACCTGTCAGGTTACTTGGTGAGCAACATGTTACAGAAGACTGCGGATTCATTCCAAATGCGAAAGAGTATATCAAGCATTTGAAGATTGAACCATGGCAGCTCAGAGTTGCTAAAAAAATCGACATAAACATAAAAGGCGAATATGAAGAAAGAGATGTGGAATTATAGTGATATAATACCATCAATTTTCTAAATTCGTAAAGTTTAAATCTAATTATTGGTAGTTTGGTAGTCTATGTGTATTTATATGTATATCAATGATTATCAATCTCCCCAATGGAAAAACCATAGAGGTTTCCCTGGAGGTTTATCTAAGGATGACGGATGACGATTTCGAGTATCTCATATCAATAAACTGTGGCGATGAAGTTCTTAACCCCTTCGAAGCCAGCGTTTTGCTATACGGTGAAGCGAAGCAGGATGAAGAATATGAGGAACCCGATGATGTTGTTGAACCGTCCGACTTGGATAAACTTCTGGACCTCGACGCAGAAGACGATGACGAAACTTAAGCAGTGCGCTGGATGCGGAGAAATGCGTCCGATATGGAAAAACGACGCTGGTCACCGATACTGCAAGAACTGCTGGTTCAAAAAGGAACCACCGAAGTTTGAAAGCAAATCAAGGGTGTTGAATCCCAAATCACCCAAACGAGCGGTACTCGACCAACTTTATGCAAGACTAAGGTTGGAATTTTTAACAGAACATCCCTTTTGCAAGGCTCATTTGAATGGTTGTACGGTTAAGAGCACGGACATCCATCACAAGAAAGGAAGGGGTAAACACTATTTGGAAAAGCAAACATGGTTGTCTGTATGCAGAAACTGCCATGACTGGATTGAAAAACATCCTATTGAAGCCAAAGACCTGGGATTCTCAATGTCAAGATTGGGAGAACAGGATACAGACTAATCTGTAAGAAAGATCAAATGAAAAACATTAAAATCAAGCTGGATAACATCCACTATGCCTTGTTGGTAGCATTGGGTGTGTTGTCTGCAATGGTTATCTTTAAAAATCCTACAATAACAAAGATCCAGATATATGAAAGGATGCTAGACATGACTTACGTATACGGAGGAAATGCATCATTGGGGTATTCGATTCCCCTTACAGTGAGTTACATACAGAATGACACGGTCTATGTGGTAACTGATTTAGATTCAACTAAAACCAAATAACAAGACAATGAAAAAGTTCCTTACCATTATTGCAGCGACAATGTCGCTTTGGACAAGTGCATCATTTGCACAGACAACAACCACCATGACCTCTGTCATGGGTATTGAGCTTGGATCAAGCAAAGCAAAAGTCAGTGAAATCCTCACATCCAAACAACCTGAATGCAAAGTGTTCAGCCAGACTGAGAAGTCAATAAGCTACACTGACGTAAAATGGGGTGATTACAAGGCTTATCTTGTCATTTTCCAGTTCTCTCCAGAAGACAAGCTTCACACGGTACAGATATTGATACAACCTGAGTTTCCAAAAGGTGTGTTCAATCTGTATGATGAAATCATTGAAAAACTTGCTGAACGATATGGAAATAGCAAGAAGAAGTTGGAGTATTACTCACATCCATACAACAAAACCGACAAGTATAAATACACAGAATCCATGGTTAAAAATGGAAATGTGACAATGATCTCCTTGTGGACATTTGATGTATTGAATACGGCTTCAAACGAAGATGATGACAACACCATTCAAGTGAAGGTTGTTCCTGAATGCATGGTGAAGGTGTCATATCAAGATGCTGTGATCATCAACGAAGTTGTAAGGAAACAAAAGGAGAACAATTCCAAGGATTATTGATGACACCGAAAGAGACCGCTGAGAGAATCGTCATGGACCACCTGAAACAACTGGGTGGTTCAGGCGGTCTCATTCCCAAGTATTCAAACATGGGTGTTGCAAAACAGATTGCTGAATACACTGTCATGAAGATAGTGGAGGAACTACGTATCCATATTCAGGACTGCTACAGCGGTGTTGATCGCTTGGAATACTGGAAGGAAGTCAAAAGACAAATCAAACACGCATTCAGTGATTCATGAAAAGCCATATGTCCCCCATAGAGCAGCTCTTGGAGCTGTTCAACAAGGACGTTGACAAACTGCGCAAGGAATATTTGGAAACCAAATCCATGCGCGCATTGCGGGAACTCTCCCTTATCGAAGATGTGATATACCAACTTGAGAGGAAACTCCCATATGAGAAGGAATACCACAAACGCAAATGAGAAATGTTAAGGAAACCTATAGTCAAAAAAAGATATACTGATCGTCTTCAGCAGCAAATGGACGAACTGAAAAAGGTTCAAGCAGCTGCTGCAAAAGAGGAAAAAGAGCGTCTGAAAGCTGAAAAGAAATCCAAGCTCGAACAGGAGTTGAAGGAAAAGGAATCCATTGCGCGAAAACAACGTGCGGACAAGAGGATTCGTGAAAAACAAGAGTATACAGCTCGTTACATTGAAAAGTCAAAGAAACCTGTAAGACCCAAGAGTCCTGTAGTAAATAAGGAACCTGTGGTGAAACAGCCTGTGGTGCAACAAAAGATAATTATTGAAGAAAGAAAACCCACATTGTCCATATTCATATTCTCATATGAGAGAAAGGAGATGTTGGAAAGACTTCTTGCTGAGCTTGAAGGATATGATGTCACGATCATCGATGATGGATCATCCTTTGACCTGGATCACCCTGGTTTTATAAAACTACCTCATGGTGGTAAAGAAGGTTTCTGGAGAAACTGGGACCATGCGCTGAAACTGTTCAAGAAGTCAAGGAATGAGTTTGCATTGTTCCTTCAAGATGATGTGTTTGATGTCAGAATTGACAAGATCATTGAGTATCATAATCTCTTAAAGGATAAAACATATGCGTTCAATGTACTTACTGACAGCAGGATTACTTGTTGGAATTCCATAGCTCCCACACCATTCAATGAAGAGATTGACAAGGTGGGTTTTGTGGACTGTCTCTTCTTCACCACTCGTAAGACATTGAGTCTGATAGGATATTGGATGGAGGCGATTGATCGTGTACGTTTCAAGATCCCAGGCATAAGCAGCGGAGTGGGTCAACAGCTCACCAAAAGACTGAACAATCGCAGGATACCGATTTACAGAAACAAGACATCATTGATTTACCATGGTGATCACGAGAGCATTATGCATAATCATGAACGAAAGAAGAACCCATTGATAAGCATATGATTAAGAACAGAGAGAACCCCAAAGGCGCCTATGGCACCCACTTCCATCCATTGCTCGCTTCCCTTCTCAATACAGAAGGATTAGTGATTGAGCTAGGTACAGGTGATTATTCCACACCATTGATACATGAGATATGTAAATTCCAGGGAAGACCTGTGATCTCATACGACGACAGCGTGGAATGGCAGCAGAACTTCATAGATCTGCAAATCTCTTCGCACAACTTCATACTTGTGAAGAACTGGTCTGCCATAGATGTGATTCCTTGTGGGGTGGTTCTCATTGACCATTATCCTCCAGAACAGAGGGTTGTGGACATAAAAAGGTTCAGGGATGTAGCACAGATTCTGGTGGTACATGACACTGACAAGATGAACTATTATGGATATGGAAGCGTATTCTCAGAGTTCAAGTATTGCCATAAGTATGAACGATATCTGAAGAGCACCACACTGCTCAGTAATCATATAGATGTAACCAAGCTATGCTGATTGTTGCAGGAATAGCCACAATGCCTGGAAGAGAGGATATTCTTCCAGATGCTGTGAACAGTCTGAAAGGACAGTGTGACCATGTCCATGTCTATGACAATGGAAAGGAAGAGATTGATCTTACAGACAATGGAAAGTTCAGCTTTCTGAAGGACTACAAGGAACCCATCTATTATTTCAGCTGCGATGATGATTTGATGTATCCCAGCGATTATGTATCCAGATCAATCAAGGCGATTGAAAGGACTGGATGCATCATAACATATCATGGTCGCAAGCTGCTGGGAAAGAACAGGAACTATTACACAGGTCACAAGCCTTACAGATGGAATCAGGACATTGGTTATGATGTGGAGATAGATGTCGCTGGCACTGGTGTCACAGCGTTCAGGACTGATTACTTCAACCCTGTGGACATATATCTTTCACAGTACAAGAAGATGTCGGATGTGGTGTTTTCCTTGGAGGCTGCAAGACAGAAGAAGAGGATAATGATCGCATCCCATAAACGTACATGGATAAGATACCAAGAGACTCTTGATCCCAGGAAGACAATACATGGTACTGAATCAAAGAACTGCAGCGTTCAAGGCGAACTATGCAATATGATATTGGACTTAAAAAACAGAAAATGAAAAAGATATTACTATTCCTATTATTGCTATTACCAGGGGTGTCGATGTCACAACCCCTGTTTGGATACACTCCCTCTCAGATAAGGGACAAATGGCCCAACTTCGACTGGGAGTATGAGAAATGGGGTGAACGCAAGGACAAGATGATAATGACATTCGCGGAGGATGACATCAGAGTCATGTATTTCTTCGATGAGGAGAATCGTTCCGTGTTCACAAGCATATGTCCTTTGACAGTTGGAGAACTGCAAGGCATGATTGAACGGTACAACAACAGGTATGTGATCGTAGACAACAGCACCTGGAGATTCTATAATAATGGTGCTGTGTTCCTATGCACTCTGAGACAGACGACGGACACCAATAAGTATTACTTTTTATGGACTGTGGAAGAATAAGCAACATGAAGAAGATAATAGCTATTGGTGACATACATGGTCGTACGTCATGGTCAAAGATCATAGAAGAAAATCCAGATGCCGATCGCATCATATTCATCGGTGACTACTTCGATGCTCCTCCCTCAAAGAGGCATCTAGGTATGTACGGTGTTCACGAATTGGAGAATTTTAAGAACATTCTCGCATATAAAAGATCAAATCCCGAAAAGACAGTCCTGCTTCTGGGAAATCACGATTACCATTATTTGTCAGGTGTAAATGCACATTATTCAGGATTTCAGATGGACATGTACACTGCTTTTTCTCAAGAGCTTGAACAAGCCATATTGGATAGATTATTGAAATGGACGCATTTGGAAGACGGATATCTGTTCAGTCATGCAGGTGTCAGCAAGACATGGTTCAAAAACACAGGTGTTTCCGACATTCATGAGATCAATGATCTTTCAAGAGGATGGTTCGGATTTATTCCAGGTGCATACCATGATTCATATGGAGACGAGGTATGTCAATCACCCACATGGATAAGACCAAACAGTCTGCTCAATGATCCTATAGACGGATACAAACAGGTTGTAGGTCACACTAGAAAACCATTTGGTGTGGAGATCATAGAAAATGTTTATTTCATAGATTGTCTCGAGTCAAATTACTATCTTAGTATAATGGATGGTAAAGCGGAACCTGTGAAATACGTAACAAATTAATAGATATGGAAACCAGTTGATGTAAATGGCAACACTGTTCCTTTATGGATCAGCATGGGGGTTCGACTCCCCCACTGGTTACTAAATAACAAAACAATGAAAATAAGGAGTTTAATGATTGCCGCAGTAGCTGCGGTCGTATTGTCTTATGGATGTAACGGTAGTAGTGCATCCGGTAAAAGACCAATTAAAATCGAAGGTTTTGGAGGTACTCTTGCTCAAGCAGCAGTTCACCTTACAAAGGATGACGTCACTTATGACGCGTCATATTTCAAAATACCTTATCCAAACGGCGATGTACCCGCAGACAAAGGGGTATGCGCAGATGTTGTAATACGAGCATACAGAAAACTAGGGATCGATCTCCAGAAACTGGTGCATGATGACATGTTTTATGAATTTGACGAGTATCCTAATCATTGGGGTCTTACCAAACCTGATCCGAATATTGATCATAGGAGGGTTCGTAATCTGATGAAATTCTTTGAGAGACATGGTACTATACAGAGTGATTTGACAGAAGATCCCAATCCAGAGGATTTTGTTCCAGGAGATATCGTATGTTGGACGCTTGGTGGTGGAACAACCCACATAGGAATCGTATCCAATGTGAAGACAAACAACCTTGTAGGTGCCGAATGGATGATGGTTCACAATGTGGGATCCGGTCAGATATTGGACGATTGTCTCTTTGATTACGAGATCATTGGACATTACCAATACGTATCTGAAGATTATTACAAAAAATAGAAAAATGAGTACTACTGAAAATGAATTGAAGATCAAGTATTTCGAAAGACTTTTCGAAACAACACTTAGCCTATGCATGGCGATTGAGGACGAATATCCTTATGAATTGAGAACGACAAACCTGTCTGAAAGATTCCATGAGGTGTTGAACGTCCTTCAAGAAATTGAAATTGAAAAAATAAAGTTGAATGGAAACAATGGTGAAGAACCAGCATTCTAGCCGCGAGACAGTGCAATCAAAAGCACTGTCCGTGGCAAAACAAAACAAACGATGCGGTCTCGCACTAAGCATGGGTGTCGGTAAGACATACATAGGATTGCAGCATATGGATTGGTACCTCAAGGAGGTGAATCCAGATGCTACTTTCTTGGTTGTCGCACCCAAAAGGAGCATATTCTCCAGCTGGTTTGACGACATGTACAAGTTCGGACTGTCCCATCTCAAGGACAGGGTGAAGGTTACCACTTATCTTTCACTTACCAAACAGTCGTTGTCTTACGACGTGTTGTATCTTGACGAGTGTCATAGTCTGCTGTCAAGCCACAAGCTTTGGTTGAACACGTATGGTGGATGGATACTTGGTCTTACAGGTACACCTCCCAGACACGCCAAAAGCGAGAAAGGCGAGATGGTTGACAGATACTGTCCGATAATGTATTCGTACATCACGGATGACGCCGTAGAGGACCGTATACTCAACGATTACAGGATAACGGTTCATTCCGTCAATCTTGACAGGCTTCCCAGACATACGGTGAAGTCATCAACAAAAAGCTGGGTGACCAGCGAATACGAGAATTACAAATATTGGTGTTCAAGGATAGAATCCGCCACCGACCCCAAGAGCGATCAGTACTTCAGGATAGGCAGGATGCGCAGCATGATGTCCTATCAAAGCAAAGAGCGTTACGCTTCCAAGCTGATGAAGGATATCGAAGGCAAATGCATCATATTCTGCAATACCAAGGAACAGGCGGAACGCATGTGTGAACACAGTTACCACAGCGACAATCCAATGAGTGAGGAAAACCTAAAGATGTTCAAGGATGGAACTATTCAAAGACTATCTTGCGTACTACAGCTTAATGAGGGTGTCAATATTCCTGATCTTAGGAATTGCATTATGCTTCATGCTTATGGTAACGAAAGGAAAGCGGCGCAGAGATTAGGACGCGTCTTGCGATTGAATCCTGACGATGTCGCAAACGTCCATGTGCTCATGTACAAGGATACCATAGACGAAATGTGGGTGAAGAAAGCACTCATGGATTTTGACAAGGAAAAAATAAAACACAGGGATGTACACAATCATTGAATACGCGGTTGATGAAAAAGGAGTGTTGGCTCCTTTGAACGACAAGGAACTACAGAAATTCAACAGGTTGCTTCTTTCACTCAAACCCGGTAACAGGGTGAGCATGATGTGCGAAGTGGTGAAAGACGACCATAGTCTGGTACAGCTTGCGAAGGTTCATGCGTTGATACGCGAGCTGGCACACTGTACAGGTAACGAATTCGAGGATGTCAAACTCGAAGTCAAACGAAAAGCGGGACTCACCGTAAAAGCAAAAGACAGCGAAGGCAAATCGCTGGAATATGTGAAGAGTTTCGCGGATTGCAGCAAGGAACAACTGTCAATGGCGATTGAAGCCTGCATCCTCATAGGTGAGGACGTAGGTTGCATACTCTATTGATCCTCCTGTTTTGGAATATCAGGAACAGGATTGCTGCTTATTGCAGATTGCATCTCATCAACAGGCATCATCTGGGTCATTCCGTTCTTACGGACGTATTGCTCCGCATCCTGGATGATATAAAGTATTGTTTCAAAGTTTGCCACCCACGGTTCGGTGATGTTCTTCTCGGTTATCTGACGGTTTGCCTCTTGGAGATCCTCCGGAGTCTTTCCATCCAGAATGCTGTTGAAGACCATTACCAGCCGCTGGTAAAAACTTCTCTTGTATTTGAAAACCACGACCGCATCCTCGGTCATGACTTCAATCATTGTAGGTTCTTTCTGCTGTTCCATTAGAAATTCACTTCTTTGGATATGATTTGTTTTTGTAGAGACGCTTCATCGTCTATTCGTTGACAAAGATCAAGAATTGTATCCCAAGAAGCATCATCAATATTGATTGTTTTTGACATATGCTTAAAAAGGATTGCTTGAAGTTTTGCGATGTCAGCTGGTCGAAATTCAATTTTGATGATTGCATCATCTTTCAACATGTTAAGATGTGTCTTAGCCATTTGTTTAAATTTTAATTGTTTATATGAGCGAAGTTAAAGAAAAATTGTCTGTAGAGCAAATCCGTGACAGACTGATAGAAAAGCTATCTCCTGGCGGATGGTCGGATTTACTTAAAGGATTTCTCAGGTCATCTGACTTCGAGAAGATAATAGCTTTCCTGATAAAGGAAAATGAGTCAGGAAGAAGGTTTACTCCAGCTTTGAAACAGATATTCAGAGCGATGGAACTCTGTCCAGTGGATAAAGTCAAGGTTATCATGATTGGACAGGATCCGTATCCACAACCAGCGGTAGCTGACGGTATAGCGTTCAGTTGCGGTAATACTGGTAAACCTGAAGCAAGTCTTAGGTATATCCTCAATAGTATTGAAACCACGGTACCTCCTGAAGATAAGGACTTTGTGGAAGAATCTGAACGATATGACCTTTCCAGGTGGTCGAAAAAGGGGGTACTTTTGATGAATGCCGCATTGACTACTGAGGTTACTAAAACAGGAAAACATTCCGATATTTGGCGTCCCTTCTTAGAATACGTCATTGACATGCTGAACTTCAAACAGTCAGGTTTAGTATGGGTGTTGATGGGTAAACAGGCGCAAAGCTTTGAAAGTTTGATAGGTGAACACCACACGGTGTTTACTACGACCCATCCTGCTTATGCTGCTTATTTGAGATCCCCTTCGTGGGACTGCAATGATGTATTCAATAAGGTGAACAAGCAACTAGTTGAGTACAAAAAAGAAAAAATATTGTGGTAACTCATATAAGTTTAAACCTAATTCAATAAATTCGTACTATGTCAAAATCACTAAGAGAACAAGGTTTCCTACATGTATCTGAGGCTTACGAACAAGCCATCACATATATGAAAAAACGAAGAACAGGGGAAATCAAGAGCATCAAGACCCCTTGGCAAAAATTCAATGAAGTCTCCATGGACGGACTTGAATGGAACAGTCTTACTGTAATAGCAGGGAGACCTGGTAGCGGTAAGACATTGATAGGTAGCATGATCAGCAGGGAAGCGTTCAGATTGAATCCTGAACAGGATTTCTGTGTCCTGGACTTCCAGTTCGAAATGCTTGCTCGAAGTGTTGCAATGCGTGAAATCAGCGGGAACATAGGTGTGAATGTCAGAAAGCTATCCTCAGTGGGAAGCAAGCTTGAAGACGAAGACCTGTCAGCCGCACTCAAATACTGCGAAACAAATAGACATAGAGAGGTGTACACATATGAGCGGCCTCTGGATGTCGAAGGAATGAAGAACAAGATAACGAGTTTCTATGAAACCGTTAAGAAACCCGTCCTCATTACACTGGACCACAGTCTTTTGATTAAGAAAAGTGCCAGCGAAAAAGACAGAATAGAATCGTTATATAATCTTGGCAACATGCTTGCCGAGACTAGACGACAATTGCCAGTATCATTCATAGTACTGAGCCAATTAAACAGAGAGATCGAGACTACTGACCGTGTTAAGAACGGCAGCATCGGAAACTTCGTAAAGGATAGCGATATCTTCGGAGCGGATGCATTGCTGCAGTTCACTGATATTCTAATTGGTATAAATCGACCTACAAAGTACGGTATCACCGAATACGGTCCACACAAAATACCTGTTGACATCAATACCCTTGCGGTGCATTTCCTCAAGGTTAGGACAGGTGAACCTGGATTGACCATGTTCAGAGCTGACTTTGCAAAAAGCAAAATTCATCAGATATTTTAAAAACAATCAAATGTCAAAGATTCAAAAGTCCGCTTGGCAGCAAGCGAAGGAGTTGGTCGAAGGCTACGCCGTAAAGGATCTCAAAGAGAACTACGGATTAGAGGTTACGACCAATCAGATTACACCAAAAACGCATCGGGGTCTTCCTGACCACATCCTGTTGTATGGTCACGAGTTTGCCAAAAACCTGGTCTACATCATCTACAAGAAACAGTACAAGCTGTTTTCAGATGAAAACGGTGAGATTGTGGACAGTCCCCAGTATTTCATGATTGACAAGGAAAAGGTGGCAGCCAAGGTTGCAACAGGAAAGTACAGTAAGGCGCACAGTCCAACTGCAAGCGACGAGTCCTGGGAATTCCCATTTGAGGACATGGTTAAATTGAAACCGCTGTCTTCAGAAGTGGAGGAGGTCGCAGAAGATGAAATCGAGGACGACACCGATCAGAACATCAGTGCGCTTACCATACGGGATTTTTATGCGATATTGCAGAACAAACCTGTGAGTGCGAAACCATGGTTGAACAAGCTAATATCCAAGAACAATGTCAGAAATCAAGATTGAACTTCCTAGAACACCTGTAAAGGCTTTGACCAAGTCACCAAAGAAGCTGATCATATTCAGTAAACCCAAGGTGGGTAAGACAACCTTGCTTGCAGGTCTGAAAGACTGTCTGATATTGGATTTCGAAGATGGTACGGATTACATCGAGGCGATGAAACTCAAGGTGAGGAACATTGAGGAACTCAAATCGATCGGTAAAGCCATCAAGGAAGCGGAGAATCCTTATCGTTATATTGCGATAGACACCGTTACAGCATTGGAAGAGTTTTGTATCGCGTACGCAGAAGACTTGTACTCAAAATCCAGCATGGGTAAGAACTGGTTCACTGAAGGTAAACCCAAATACGGCACTATTATCAACATGCCGCAGGGTGCAGGATATCAGTGGCTCAGGACAGCTTACACCAAAGTCATCGATTTCATACAAGGACTTGCACCAAGAATCATATTGGTGGGTCACGTAAAGGATACGATACTGGAAAAAGCTGGTAATGAGTTCAATAGTCTTGACCTTGATCTTACAGGAAAAATTAAGCGCATAACCGCTAGTGATTCAGACGCTATTGGTTATCTTTACAGAAAGGGTGATAAGAACATTCTTTCGTTCAAAACAAACGACGAGGTGTCTTGCGGAGCGAGACCTCAGCATCTGAGAAATCAAGAGATCGTGGTATCCGAACTTACGGATGACTCGATAATTACACACTGGGATAAAATTTACATTGATTAATCACTAAAACCATTATTGACATGTTTAGCAGTAAAGAAGCAGACAAAAAAGTAGGAGGTTCTACAATCTCCAAAGTAATTCAACCAGGCAACATCGTTGCAAGAATCCTTGACATGAAACTCGAGGTTCCACCGTATGATTCATCCGCCTTTGTATTGGTGATGAATCTGGAAACAGAACCTATTGGAGGAGATTTTGAAGGTCTCGCCATAAACAAGGACATGCCTGAAATGGGTAACCATGCAGGTCAAGTTGCTCGTGTTCAGACACAGCAGTATTCTTACAGCGATTATACAAACAAGGATGGTAATACAACCACCAAGGAGGACATGATCTTCCGTTGGTTATGGAACTTCGCAAAAGAGATCGGTGTTGCCGATACTCTTAAAGAGAAGGATATCCAAGGTAGTACCATCGAGGAGTATCTCGAGAATGCAAAAGGTTACATCGTAAGCAAGGAGCGCTGGATACATTTCTGCATCGGCGGTTCTGAATATGAGAACAAGAACGGATACATCCAACACAGGTTGTTCCTTCCTAAACCTGAAAAAGGCAAGGTTGCGTATGAACTTGTGAAAGCCGGTGTTGAACCCAAGAAAGTGATGAAGTTCGATCCTGCAGTACATATCAAGAAGAAGAAATCAGAATCTGTTGATTCGTTCGCAGGAAGAGATGCAGGCAGTGACCTGGATCTTGATTGATAAACCATTGTTGCCTGGTCGTGAACAGGGGAGATGATCATCTGTCTCCCCTTTCACCAATTTCACGCATATGTTTTCAAGCAGAAAAACCGTATTTACGGGGAAAGATGTCCCCAGCAAATGGATATTTGAACACTATCTGAAACTAGATCAGAAACTCGAAGGACAGGATGTCAAGATTAAAAGCATATTCAACCCTTTGGACAAGGATCCGAGTCTTGTCGTATACGTCAACAGACGTTACAACGATTATTACTTCAGATGCTTTAGCACTGGTGTTGGTGGTAATGGAATCGAGCTTGTCAAGCTTGTTTGTGGACTGAGTTTCAGTGACGCCGTTCGTCAGATAGTATCCGATTACCAGCAATACCTGGAAAACGGAGGATTGGAACAACAGATTGAATATGTGCCTCAGGAGAAATGGAGAATCGCACAGATCAGTCGCAGGAACTGGAACAAGAACGATGTTGATTTCTGGAGTCCCTACAACATAGGTAGCAGGATACTGGAGAAATACAATGTGATTCCCGTATCAAACTATGTGTTGCAGAGAGGTGATGAGACAAGGACGCTTGACAAGTCCATGGGTAAGGTTTATGCATACCGTACAGGTGAAAACGTGTACAAGATATATGAACCCATGAACTCGGAAAGGAAGTTCACCACTTTCATGAACCATCTTCAAGGATGGGACCAGATACAAGGAAAGGATACCTTGTTCATATGCAGTTCCCTCAAGGACGCGATGTCTTTGGACTCATTGGGTATCGATGCTGATTTCATAGCTCCCAGCAGCGAGAACGCCAACATAGAACCCATTATCGAATGGATAAGAGATTATCCCAAAAAGTATGTTATATTTGACAACGATTCCACTGGATTGCGGATGATGCAGAGGTACGAGCAACAGTACGGGTTACCGTACATACACTTGGAACTCAGCAAAGATGTCAGCGACTCGGTCAGGGATCACGGAGCAAGAGTAGTCAAATCGAACATAATATCACAAATACAATGACACCAAAGCTGTTCTTCATACCGGGACCTGTTCCTTCGAGTAAGAACAGCAGGGTCATGACCAGGTCTGGTCTTTTCATTGCTAGTAAAGCAACACAAAAGTATCGCAAAACATCTGCAGCATACTGGCTCATGTACAAACCCGAATTCAAAGCGGAGTTGTCCAAGATGTCCAAACCTATAATAATAGGAATGCATTTTGTTCGAGGCAGTCGTCACAAGTGGGATTTCATCAATCCAGCACAGACGATCCAGGACGAGATGACAAAAGCTGGATGGATTGACGATGACAATGTGGAAGAGATATTGCCTGTACCACTTTACATAGACGGGAGTCCTTGGAGTTATGACAAGGATAAACCAGGTGTGTATATTGCAATCCTCGACTCTTTTTGTACAGAGATCGATAATCCAAATCCAAATGAAACCATTTCTTAGCACTTATGAATTGGACCTCGTAGAGAGGTTGAAACTAGAAGACGAGTTCTTCGCACAAGGGTTCATGATGTCCTATAGCGGACTGAACAAACTCCTGTATAGTCCAGGTGCATTCTATCAGCATTACGTACTCAAGCAGCGGGATGACACCGTTGACAAAGGTATGGCTGAAGGACGCCTCATACACTGCATGCTTCTCACACCTGAAAAGTTCGATGACGAGTTTGTGGTGATACCCAACAGTTTTCCAAGTGAGAATCCAAAACGTGTGATGGAGAGGTTGCACGCGCACATTACCGAATCGTATCCGCAAATCATGGACACTCGTGAAAGCATGATTCCTCATCTGAAAAATGTGGAGAATGCGGTTCTTGACATCCTCAAGGACGAGAACCTGCATCAGACACTCAAGACTGACCAGCAGCGTTTGGACAGGATGCTCACTGAAAAGAACATGGAGTATCTTGACTTCATGCTCAAGAAGAACGGACGAATCGTCGTTGACAAGTCAATGGTTGATTTTGCAACACGTCTGAAAGAGACATTCATGAACAACAATCAGATGAGGGAACTCATGGGGATGAATGACGTATCCTGGATGCAGGTCTACAATGAGGTTGAACTCGCGATGTTTCCGACCATGTTTGAATTCGGCATCAGAGGTATCATTGACAATCTTGTGATTGACCACAAGGAGCAGGTAATACGGGTAAATGATTTGAAGAAGACTTCCAAACCCTTGTCATTGTTTCCTGAGACCATGGAGTATTACAGCTATTGGTTGCAAGCCGCGATATACAGGATGATTGTGAACCATGTGAAAAATGAAACCTACAAGGTGGATTATCCCGTTGAAGTGAGGTTTCTGGTCATCGACCCCTACATGCAGATGGCTCCTTTCAAGATATCGGATATCAGCATGGAGAAATACATGGTAAGGACAATAGAAGCGCTTACAAAGGCGAACTCGCACTTTGTCCAGAAGGATTTCAGTGCGCCTTATGAATTACTAATTTCTGCAAACAGGGAGTTTGAAGTATGAGTTATAAACTCAAGAAACTCTATAACCGTTATTTCCAGAAATCACGGAGCTTTCTGGTTCCCGTTTTGGGAATCAAACGTGAGACAAAATATCCTTTCATGCAATCGTATGTTGCATGGGAGGATGTTTATTCACGCGATCACCAAAAACTTGTGCTTACTTACGCCAGACGTGAGTATGACAGCGGATGGGATGATCATTTGCTACTTGAACTGATGGCAAGCAAAATGTTCGATGAATATCATGAGATTGATGAGGATACTGTCGCAGTATCGTTTGATCTCAACTGCATCGAACAAGACTACATGTATTTTCTCAATGGAACCTACAGTAAACTGGGTAGGATCGTAAAACAGAGGATACGGGATTACTACGGACCGAACAGTCCCGAATGGGTGTATATGGAAACGTTCCTATTTCCAGCAAAACACACCAAAATGTACAGCTATCTGCTGGACGTTGACGAGGAACATATTAAATTTACCGGCGAATTGTGTGATAAACCCAATTTTGAACTTGAAACACTCAAACTAAGAAAAAATGCAAAAATCAATGATGTGCATCCACTCATCGTGGAACCAAGGAAAGACATTCAGGATGATTCCCGTACACGTGGACTGTCCGTACAATGAAGTCATTTATGACGCTGATCAGCATGTGCTTGCTGTAATCGGAAAGGAATGCAAGGAATCGTTTCAGCTTGTTCCAAAGATGACTGAAAAAGGTGATCCGTCCTATCTTCCAAAACCCCGTATGAACGGTAAGAACTATGCTGAAGAACGCAGGGTATTGGATACATGGTACGAATACTATATCGAAACCTATGAAGACATGTGTGCTTTCATAGAGTATTTCGCAGTCAATGAAGGGTTTGATTATAAACAATACATCAAACAGAAACAAGCAATAGAACCACCTATAAACATATGAATGTAAAACACTGGGTGTATGACCTGGAGACCCTGATGAATTGTTTCATCGGGGTCTTCGAGTCTTATGCTGGAACCGAAAGAAAGGTGTTTGTGATCCATCCTCTTAAGAATGATCTGGATGAATTTCTTGTCTTTTTGGATCAATGCAAAAAGAACAAGACATGGATGTTCGGATTCAACAACATCGCATTTGACGCTCAGATTATTGAGCATATCATGCGCAATAGAAGCACCCTGAAGGGAAAATCAGCGGAAGAGGTTGCTGGATTCATTTATGCATACGCCCAGAAGACAATTGAAAAATCCAATAGCGGGGATTTCAGTGACTATCCTGAGTGGAAGTTGAGCATGCCACAAGTGGACATATTCAAGCTTAATCACTGGGACAGTGAAGCGAAGAAATGCGGACTCAAGTGGGTTCAGTACAGCATGGACTGGTACAATGTCGAGGAGATGCCTCATCCGCACTACAAACCTGTCAATGGAATGGATGCATTGAACAAGGTGATTGCTTATTGTATCAATGACGTATCCAGTACAAAGGCGATATTCCTGCAAGATGACATGAAGAAACAGATAAAGCTTCGTGCAAAACTGAGCAAGGAATATGGACTCAATCTGTATTCAGCCAGTGAACCGCGTATCAGCAAGGAGATGTTCATCCACTTCCTCAGTGAGAAGTTGGGAACGGACAAGAAGTCCATAAAAGGACTGAGGACAGTTCGTGACAGCGTGAATGTCAATGAGTTAATACTTCCTTACATTGAATTCACCACACCCCCGTTTGTAAACATGCTCTGCTGGTTCAAGAAAATGAACATCAAGATCACCGAAGGTAAGATGAAAGGTCCACAGCATATCATGAAAACATATGGTGTGGATACTGTCTATGCTCTGGGTGGTATTCATGGTTGTACCAAGCCTGGCATCTACAAAAGCGACGAAACTCATGTAATAGTAACGGCAGACGTCACTAGTTTCTATCCGAACCTGGCTATCCGCAACGGTTGGTCTCCTGCGCACATACCTCAGGAACAGTTCTGTGAGTTGTATGAATGGTTCTTTGAGGAACGTAAGAAGTATAGCAAGAAGGACCCGCTGAACTACCTGTTCAAGATTATCCTGAATTCAACCTATGGTCTGAGCAAGAACAAGCATAGTTTCCTGTATGACCCTGAGCTTACCTTCAGGATCACTGTCAATGGTCAGCTTCTGTTGAGCAAGTTGTACGAAATGGTGATGCTGGCGATCCCAGATGCACAACCGATTATGCAAAATACCGACGGATTGGAGTTTCGAATGTGCAAAAAGGACCAAGAGGTCTTTGAAAGAGTGTGTAAAGAGTGGGAGACTCTCACCAGTCTCCAGCTGGAATGCGACACCTATGAGAAGATGATCATCGCAGACGTCAACAACTATATCGCCGTGTATGGAAAAGGAAAGGAACCCAAATGCAAAGGCAGGTTTGAATGGAAAGACCTTGCGTTGCATAAGAACAAGAGTTTCCTAGTGGTTTCCAAGGCGTTATACGAATATTTTGTCAACGGGGTAAAACCTGAAGACTACCTGGAAAGCAACCAGAACATATTCGATTACTGCGGAGGTGCCAAAATCAGGGGTGAATGGTACTTTGTACAGCGGCATATCCTTAACGGCGAATACAAAGAGGAGAAACTCCAGAAACTGGTCAGGTATTACATATCCGAGAACGGTGTCAAACTGTTCAAATGTAACCCTGACGGACGGGAAATCCAATTGGAGTCAGGACACTGGCTTCAGACCGTATTCAACCGTCATTTGGAGCAGCCGTTTGAAAAATACCGCATTGATAAAAGGTACTATCTTGACCAGATTTATCAGGAAATAGCTAATATTGAGGGAACAAAAGCATCACAGGCACAAACATCATTATTCCAATGAGCAAGACAATTATTGATCGAGTGGTTGAACAAATCACCGATGACATATGTAACTACAACGATACAACAGCACTGGAGGAACTTCTGGTGCTGTTGTATAATAAAAAGACGCACGAATATTTCAAAGGTTATCTTCCCGAGGAAGAATGGGGAGATTACGATAGTTTCTCTGATATAATAAGTTTCACGTAAAACAAAAAGACATGTCAAAGCTGAATGACTTAAGGGATGTAATACATCTCACCGCTAGAAGAAAAGGATTCTGGGACAATGACCGCAATCTTGGAGAGATGCTGATGTTGGTTGTAACCGAGTTATCAGAAGCGATGGAGACACATCGCAAGGACGGATCAATCATACCGATAAGCAATGAGATAAAGGAAGCGATGGCTGAGATGAGTGACGAGGAGTTCAAGGAGCACTTTGTACTTGTTGCCAAAGACACCTTTGCAGACGAGATGGCGGACGCCTTGATCAGGATCATGGACATCTGCGGGGGTTTGCATATCGACATTGACTGGCATGTCAAAAACAAAATACGTTATAACACCACAAGGGAAAGACTACATGGAAAGCGTTACTGAATCGACAACCGAATTGATCATCAAGGTCTGTGACGACCTGAAAGCCATGCTTTTGGACAAGAACATGAAGTATGGTGATTCCGTACATCAATCGGGTCCGCTTTTCGACGTGGATCCTGTCATAGGAATCCAGTCAAGGATAAACGACAAGCTTCGCAGGATACAGAATGTCGGTATAAACAACGATACTGAAGACAGTATAAATGATCTGATAGGATATCTCGTACACCTGAAGATCGCAATGCAGAAGAAAAGAGGAGTCCCCATCTTCTAAAATGGAAACCCCCGCAGCCAAACCAACTGCGGGGGTAACTCCAAACAAACAACCCAAACAATCAGGGTATTCTTACAGCACCTATTGAATTGGTGGTCTGATCATGATACAGGTAAGTTCCTGTAGTTGCTCCAGGTGCCACAATCACAGCTGCGGCTGCAGCATAGTTCAAATAACTTGGAAGACAGTCATTGGAGATGATTGTGGAGTTTGGAATATTATTGTTTGCACCTACAGCGTTACCTAAAGCTATCACATAATTCGCAGTGTTGACTTGTGCAGCACCTGAACCAAGTGCAACCACATAATCACCAGTGTTTCCAGCTCCAGCTAATACACCTACGGCATGAAGCTTGTCTCCAGTGTTCGCATTACCTGCGCTTTTACCTATTGCGACAACATCGACTCCTGAGTTGTTGAAACCCGCACCTTGTCCAATGAGTGTGGCGTCAGCACCTGTCTGGTTCTGACCTGCGGTTTCACCAATGGCAATCGCATCACTTGCAGTGTTACCTGATAGTGCGTTGTTACCGATTGCCACTACATCACTACCTGTGTTGTTCAATGCTGCACTGTTACCAAGTGCAACAACATCGATTCCAGAGTTCACACCTGCAGCATCAGTACCCAGTCCAATTACGTCATTTGCACCAGTATTGGACTCACCTGCATCTGTTCCAATGAACAACAATCCATTTGCGATTGACTTGCTGGTATCAAGAACCTGCTGGATTCCACAGCATGGATCAAGTGTGGATTCGTAAATGATGTTTGCAGCCAAAGGAATGGTTGCAGGAGCGGCACTTGCCCAAATGTAACTCAAAGGATTGATGATCGCTGCAGCATCCACAGCTGGATCATTACCAAAATCAACTGTCCTGAAATGCCAGTTGATGTCTCCAACATTTCTGAAACGCGCAAGAGTGTTTGTAGCGAGGGGAAGTGTCGGAGTAGTCGGATAGCTGGATGAGAAATAGATGTTGTTCAATTCAATTGTAGGAACTTGTCCGACAATGGATGGTGTATACTGTTCCGCATTGATCAATCCCTGATTGAATCCGAAAGATGACGCAGTGTTGCAATATATCGTATCAACAATGTATCTCACATTATCGCGCGCATAGATGGATATGAGGGATTTGTTCCATCCTACAAATGAACCGCTCTTGGTGAACATCGTATTTACGATCTTGCAAGCTCTGTTTTCCAAAGGACTTGTTATCGGAGAACTATCTACAATGATACCTTCTTCCAGAGTAACATTTATTGAATTTATGGATGTGTTTTGAATCAGTGCGTTGTTGCAATTCAAAACCTTCACATATGCGACATTGGGAGCAATGCTTGCGCTGACCGCAGTAACCTGATCAATGACAATATTGTCACATCCTGTTGCAGGACTTGAACCTGTCCATCCGCCTTCCTTGGCAAGGATACCGCATGTTTCAACATCACTGATGTTTATTTTGCTCACTTTCACACTTTCACACCATTCAAGACGTATACCGATGTCAAAACTGGACAGCGTGATGTTTTCAATCATGCTGTTGGTTGTCGCACCTAGCGTTAAAAATGAGTATCCGCTTCCTTGCCAGACTCCACCGATTCCTTTTGCTGAAAAGTTCTTGAATATGATTTGGTAGTCCTTGCTGCTGTTTGCACTTGATTGATCAACAAAGTACCTATTGAAGAAATCAAACTGGTTGGTATTCGCTTTTCTGATGTAGGCACCATTGCCGTCAATTGAAAGGAAACCTTCACCATACGAAGAAGTGGGAACAGGAAGTTCAACAGTTCTTGTCAACCAGTAACTCTTGGGTTCTAAAACCACAGAAGTGATTGGACCTGTCCAGGAAACTACCAGATTATTGACGGTATCCTGAACTAACTTCATAGCATACCTGATCGCAGTGGTATCATAGTTATCACTTGTAGTGGCAAAACCTGTTCCATATCTGCTGTCAAGTGTTGCTTGGTTCACTCCAAGTTGTGCGAAGGTGTTTGGAGGAACAGTTCCTTCATTTTGACAACCGAACCAGGATACGTTCAAAGGTCCATCAAACACACGAATCCAATATCCAGTGCTGCTGTTGATCGGCTTGATTCTAATACCTGGAATATTGGTGATTGTTGAGTTGTTCACACCTCCTACCCAGCGGAAGATACCGCCACCGGTGGTGGTGTTGCTATCAAATGAACCTATTACATGTGACGCATAGGTTGTGACGTTTTGTAACGCCCAGAAATTATTGTAGAATGCCATTTTTTATAAGTATTTGTTGTTTAGATATAATGAGTCTGTAAGAATGATTTTCGAGTCATCAAAGAATTCAGCATAACGGTGACGGGGAATCAAACCTCCGTACCACCTGGATGCATTGAATATGTTTCTTCCGTCATAGACTTCCTTGAACTCCCAGGTAACCACATCACTAAGTGGTGTCACCGGACAATTCACACCTGCTGGTATGCCACCTTCGGTTTTGAAGATTCCACTGTTCGGTATCCATGGAAGATTTTCCACATATAGATGAGGATTTGGAGAACCTGTTGCAGTATGAGCGTTTGCTTCAACAACAACCATTCCAGGGGTTGAGTTTCCTCCTGTTCCTGTGATGTATAGACCATCGATCTTTGCAAAACCAGTGGCAAGTCTCATGTAAACGACAGCTCCTGTCAAAAGAGCGGTTGGATTCACAGATCCAAATGCGCTGAAGTTACGTATTTGAAGGTTGTTTACTACGTTCGGTACTCCTGCAGATGCACCAGAATCACAGTATATCCCGTACAACATCTCCACAGGAGTCCTGCACTCATAGTATGCGATGTTCTGAGCATAAAATGATTTGAAACCTATGGCTCCTGTTGCAGCTGTTGCAAGAGGTGTCATCACACAATTCTGATATGTCACATTGTTGCATCTGGTGAAGAAATTAGCTACTGCTGGATCGACTGTTGTCTCAAATCCGATCAGTGTTATGTCTTTCGCACTGCAATCGCGTATGAATGCTCCGTTTACGTTTGCCAACATCAAACCTTTCTTGGCATTGTTGAACCTGCAGTTTTCAAACACCACGTTTGATGCATTGAACAACTGAACACAGATCATATCAGAATACCTGCAGTCGAAGTTTATGTTCTTGAAGATGATCGAACATGATTTGTTGTCAGTGGGACTGTTCCTTTTGATCAAAGGTTGATCTGTTCCAAATCCCGCGGAAGTGTTTGGACGTATTGTGACACCATTACCATCAATGATGAGGGTTTTGGTCAATAGTCCTGTGAAATCATCAGGTATTACCAAGGTGCTTGCAAGTTCGAGTACATCGGCTCCAACACCTGGAGCACCTGCGGTCTGCTCTATGCTGATGGTTGTATAGTCAATGTTGCTATTTGCAGTGTTTGCAACGGCATTTACGAAAGTTGTGGCGTTTGTAGCCACATATTTGTTTACAGACATGTCAAATGATCTTTATGAATCTTAACACTGATATTGCAAATACGACGGTAACAAGCACACTCATACCTATGAAATACCACTTGTACCTGTCACACTCTTTTTTTAATTTTTCCATCTTCTCAAGGTAGACACTGATCATACCTTGTAGATTGCTTATCTCATTCTCCCGCTCTGCTATCTCCTCTTTGAGGATATCCTCCATCTTGGTATCGCGGATGTACCTGTCCACATTCCTGATCACTTCCCTGGTCTTGTGGTAGATTTTCTCATCAATAATCAACATGCCATCGGCCACTCTGATCCTGGTTCCTGACTCCAATGTAGTATCTATTTCACAATCAGATCCTACAAATATAGTGTCTATTGAACTGGAAGTGTGCACATAGACCGTATCTTTAACGGTTGTCACCACAGTGGTGTCATTGACACAGTACCCTTGTCTTACGACTTCCTTGGCAACCTCCTCAAACATCTTGCGGTCCTTCAACACCTTTTTGACAGGGTTGCAGGAAAACAGCAGAATGGACAATATCAGAAAGAATACCCTCAACGTATAAAGTTCTTAAGTTTAGTCAGAATCGCATCTGGAGCAAACAATAAACCCAATCCAACAGCTATTCCCCATATGGCGTCAGACCAACCACCTTCCATCACAATCGCTGAGAACAATGAACCAAGTATGATTACTGCACCTAACGTTGTAGTAATCAATGACTTGATTACATTACGCCATAGAATCTTCCGAAGTGGGGACTTCTGGATCGTCTTCTTTTTTTGCAACTCCTCTTGTTGGCAAGGAGCTGGGTTCATTTCCTCCATAACTCGTATTCTTATATGTGTTGCAAACACTTTGTCTAACTCTGTCTATCTCTTTTTCAAGCATGTCCACCTTGGTTTGCGTAGAGGCGTCATTTGCAAGAAGGGTTTTCACATCTCTCTTAAGTTCAGATATTTCCGCCCAAAGAAGTATTCCAAGTATGGTGATCAACCCTGGAGTGATATACTCCTTGACCCTGGATATTACAGGATCCTTACCGCTGTTATTCATTTCTAATCAGGATACATATACATTACAATAAAATTTAAGCATAAAAGGTCAAAAAAACAAGTAAAATGAACGATATCTGCGTACCCAATTCAGTCTTGCAATCCGAAGAGGAATTCAGGAACTGGTACTTGAGGATGACAGCCAGGCTGTTTCCACAGGTCGAGAAGGTTTATGTTTCAGAAATACCCACAGATGAAATCGAGGCTTCGATTGTGAAGACCTTTGAGAGGATTCTGTCCTGGACAAACTTCATATACAACAACGACTGGTCTGTGATTCCGTACAAAAACAAATCCGGAAGAGCGACCAAGAAATTTCTAGATGTAATCAGCACAGCTTGTAACATACTGCTGTCTTATTACGATATTGCAAAAAAATCATTTGCTAGAATGATCAACATAAATCATTCAAACATACTGTATTACATAAGAAGACATAATGCAAGCTGCATGTACAAGGAGTATGTGCGTAACTACAATAAACTATTAATCTGCCTACGTGATGAAGGAATTATTTCAACTATTCAGGGATAACAATCTGACACCCAATGGATATTATATTCTCCATTGTATTGAAAACAAAATCGAAATGGATCTCAGTCTTGCCTATGGGACTGAGATCCATAAACTAAAGCTTCAGGGATTCCTGGATGATAAGTCAAGTCTTACAGACAAGTCCATAAAGGTTATTACGGATGCTGCGCGTCTGGATCCAGTGAAAACAAAAGGTGGCAAAGAAGTCATACCATCTGATTTCAAAGATAACTTGTTGAAATTCAGGAATTTATTTCCAAGTACCGTTGATGTGGGACGTCCTGTAAGAAGCACTGTGAAAGATTTGGAACCAAGAATGCTATGGTTTTTCAGAAGTTATCCTGATTATACATGGGAGATGGTGTTGTCAGCCACCGCTAAATATCTGGAATCCCAGAACGGTGATTACAGATACTGCATGACTGCGGCATATTTTATAAAGAAAGATGACAAAAACCGAAGTACATTGTCTACATTAGCTACATGGTGTGAGGCTGAAAATGATGAGGAAAAACCTCAAGCCAATCCCTTTGTAGGATTCAATAGACTCGTGTGACAATGAAAACAATGATGGAGTTCATACTCAGAGTGGAAATAGAAAACGACAAAGTACAAGTGTCGTTGCATAACGTAGAGGACGTCTTTGAAGTGGAACCGACAGAGGATTCACCCGAGGACGTCCTGAACGTTCCCGGAACCACTACTTATGGAATGGATTACGTAAGTACTTTTACTTCCGACATGGACACCATCAAATGGATAATTCCGATAGATATCGGATTTCCTGAAGACGAATAAGGGTCCTCCGAAGAGAACCCTTAAACAGTCTAACTAAAAAAACAAACGAAGCGCACTTGCAAAAGTAATCAATGCTCGCCGTAATGACAAGGCATCACCTTTGCTTTTGGATTGGTATTGGGGGTGACACCCTTGCTACCTGGAGTTGTTTGAACTGAAACTTTCTTGTTCAGTCCTACGAATGTTCCATTACTACCTGGAACCTTCTGCACTGTTGCCTTTGGATTTTTCATGATTACATTCCTTTTTTAACCATTCCTGCATTTTTGTAAGAGCCACCCATTTTCTTGGATGGTACAGCTTTCATGGGGACTTTGTTTTTTCCTTTGGTACCACCTTTTCCCATTAGGTTACCACCCATTCCTTTTTTTGGTTTTGTAATTGCCATTGTTTTGATTTTTAATTAGTTAGTATTATTTATTTTTGTTTTTCTTGGTGGATCCGCCTTTTTTTAGTCTAGGTTGTAGATCACTTATTTTATAAGGATAAGTTTTACCCTCTTGACGATATCGCTCCATTTGACCCATTCTATTTACCGCTTCACGCCTACCTTGGATTTCATAATTCTTCTTTTCCTCATCTGTTGCTACCATTGAAGGCTTTTTTAAAAGTTGTTGACCAGCATCTTGAAACTTTTTGAGTTTAGTTCCTTTTTTTATAGCAGTGCCTGCTGCTGATTTTTTCATTTTAGTTTTCATTTATACAGATTTTTAATTGGTTAGTATTATTTCTTTTTGGATTTCTTAGCACCTGCGATACGATCTGCAGCAGTTGCTTTATCATAAGGGGGAGCCAAAGCAGCGAAACGCTTAGTTTTGGTGGTACCACCTTTAGCATACATTGCATAGTTACTCATGGTATCACCAGAGATAGCGACAGGCTTCTTGGGTGAACGAGTGTTCATCACAGCTTTTACGCTGGTTCCTGCTGTCTTTGCAGTGGATGATCCTTTGCTCTTGCGAGCAGGACTGACTTTTGCTTTTGATTTGTTGCTTGCCATTGTTATTTCTTTTTACGCATTTTACCTAATGTTTGAGCAAGCGCCGCTTGACGCTTGGTTCGAGTGCTTGCCTTGCTACCCTCTTTAAGGACGCTCTTTGCATATGCACTCACTGACTTACCTGCTGCTTTCGCTTTGGCTGTGAATGCACCTGGACGCTTGATAGCTTTCTGGATCCACTTCTCAGCCATGTTATTTCTTTTTTGGAGGATTGGTTATACCACCCATAACCGCTTTTTGTAAGTCTTCGGTTGCTTTTAATACTTCACGCATCAAACCTTTATCCTTCTGGATATCGGCTGCACGCTTCAGAGTATCCATCGCAGACTGAACTTTCCAGTTACGTTCCTCTTTGGACATCTGAATCTTGGGTGTCGATTTTGTCTTTGCCATGTTGGTTGGTTTTGGGTGTAAATATAATTAGCAATTCCATTTTCGCAAAGACTTGTTTATCCTTGAGTTAGGATCATTGGCTGTCTTTGCTGAAGTCAACTTGGCTTTCATACCTTTCATCCTGGAACAGAATGACTTACGTCGTTTTGCGTCCTTACTCCCCTTCTTGATTTTGGAAGGTTTGGTGGTTACTGCAGTCTGCAGTTTGCTACCAGGATTTGCTCTACGATATGAAGCAACACCTTTAGCATTGAGACCCCCTTTGGGATCCTTGCCTTCCTTACGCTGCCAACTTGGTGTTTTTGCCATTACTTCTTCTTTTTGTATTTGTAATCAGGGTTGTCCTTATGCCATTTCTTGGTGGAGGCAACCCCCTGTTTGACTGTCTTTGCCTTACCTATCTTGGTAAGATTGATGGTATCCCACTTACCTTTATCCTTGGTAGGATGGTTGACCATGATATCTCCAGGCTCGCCTTTACCACGCTTGTTGGTCTTCTTGTAGACCACATGCTTCTCACCGCCAGCTGTAACCTTGGTCTTCTTCATTTCTTTTTTGAAGCTGCCTTGATCTTACGCTCCTGCTTGAGCATCTGTTTAGTGGGTTTCTTACCTGAACCTTTGTTGGCGCGGATGTTGTCCCACAATCCTCGTTGGGAGTAGGATCCATCAGCACGCTTGATCATTTGTTTCTTTTTTACGGACATGGTATTTGAGTAAAGCTATATGTAGTTGCAGTAAGTGGAGAAGACACTGATGGAGCAACAAATGAACCAGCTCCTGCGGTATATGCATTGTATACAGTGATCCTATAATCAAAGATATCAGTGAAGTCTACAACAACATAACAAGCTGGTCCATAAAGAGAGGAATATATCTGAGTAAGAATAGATGTGGCTGTTACAGTATCAGCTAGATCTACATATCCTCCTCCATTGAAATCAGTAAGATTTATGGTAGATACATCATTCAATCTATCTATGTATTGATCAAATGCTGGTATGATGACCTCCATGCAACCAGGATCACAGGACGATGAAATAGTATTGTATACGGTCTTATCAGTATATGGACCACTTGGTTCCACATATATTGGTAGAATATCTGCATAACTGACCGATGTAAACACCAATATCACATAGACCTGGGAAAATGAAGAATCATAGTACGCCAAGACATTACATCCATATGTTGAAGCTATTGTTGTTGTCCATGTTGCAGGATCATCGGCAGGAAGTCCATCAACAGTTTCACCACTTCCTACAGAAATTACAAATGCATAACAGCTGGCACATGGTGTGTCGCAACTGGTTACATAACTTTCACCGTCAAAATTTGGAGTACCTCCGCCTATTTTTACTGATACAAATTTAGCAGGTCTTGCACAAGTGTATGCTCCACATATGACTGTATAAAACTCTCCTGTGGTTCCATTTTGAGCATTTGTCTGTATAAGAGTTATTTGAGGACCACTTATAGCTCTTGCAATTTGCTGGACTTGATCAAAATTGTCAATCCTTACAGGAAGAGTTAAATTAACAGCAAGTGCTGCAACATAACCTGTATTTGAACTAAATTGAAAAGAGGTAAACTCAATATCTGACGGAGATGTTCCGCCTCTAAATAGCCACGGAGTAAGGTTTTCTGGACTTATATAAGTAGGATTGCACGTTACTCCTGGTAAAAACTCAATTGGGAAAGTTGTTACATTGGAATTAACATCAAACGTAACAGACCAATTGGGTACGGATGTTGTATTGATGTACAATATAAGTTTAAATGTTGCAGAAGTTGGAGTAGAAGAAGTTGTATATAAAACACCCCATGTATCGTAACCTAAATCCTGTAAATCTGTAAATACCCTTTCCCAAATGTTTGTTGTTAGAACAGTGCTGGTATCCACATCTGTTATAGTAACGGTTCCTGAGTAAACTAACGATAAATTATCAGTTACAGTTGCGTTATTTGATGTATAAACACAAGGTGGCTCGAAGGATATGCAGTTATAGATCAAGCTCTTCTTCCAGGGGTATATCATGTACTTGTACTTCCCGCTGTTTAGAAGACGCCAGGCTGCATCAGGCTGGTTGTTGTCCCCATAGACCACAAGCTTTTCATACAGCTTGCGCATCTCACGCTGAGTCCAATTATTGACACCACCCCTAGGACCTCTCCAAGGCATAGATCGCATCTGCATGATGCAGTTCCATAACTGTTCTTTTTCAGCAGGTGTCATCTACCTTGTCCTCTATATGCTTTTTTATACAACTTGCTGGACTTCAGCTTACTAGACTTAGTCTTAGCATGAATACCAGGTCTATTGACCTCTTTCTTAACAACCGTCCTTACGGATTCTGATTTCTTAGGCTTTGCCATACACTATAATATAAGCAAAATTTATTTGAGAATCAACCACAAAACCAATGCTCCAATGGTCCAAATACACCAGTTGGGTACGCTTGGCAAATATGCATCGATTGATTCGTTGATTCCTGCGATAATGTCTTTGATGGTTTTCATGATGTGTTTTTGTTTAAGGTTAATATTTCTGTTTTGCCTGTTCCTTAGCTCTAAAGTAAGGATCATACATGTCTATTATGTTTGAGAAACCAGTGATGTCCTGGAAATTCTTTATCACTTTGGCATCACCCTTTTGCTGGTGACCTGCATTACGCTGGTAAAATCCGTTTTCATAAGCACCTTCGTCACCTGTAAGGTTGTAGTTTATATACCATAATCCATTTGTCATGAGGGAACCCATGGTTTTGACCTCTTTGAATGCTGTTGTAAACTGTCCAAACTGATCTATGTAATCCAGAGGTTTACCTACGATTGGAACAGGAACCATTGAACGTGTTTCGTTTGTGGTCTTTATCAACGCTCGGTATAACTGAAGTTCACCCCATGAAAGATCATCACGGTCTTCATCATAAATCATGGCTCGCAACATCATGTACAAATGATATCCAAGATATGCCAGTAAGACTTCTCTTGCTGTCTGTGCAGCTTTCGCACGATATGGATCGGATGTCTCAATACCTGTGTTTATTGATTTCTTCAACTTGTCAGATCCAAGTGCCGACAGTCCTGGAAAAGAAAGGATTCCATCCAGTAAAAAGGTCTTTGCACCCTTCTTGAATCCATGATACTGGAAGAATCTCCATGTACCTACCCACCATCCCATGTAAGCTTCTTCGGTACTCCATCCATAAGAGGATCCTACACCCTTATAGGTGTCTGAGAATGCTCCTTGGAAACGTGCGGATATTGCTGGAATAAGGTATTTACGGTAATACTCAAACAGCGATCCCCAGATGGTGCTTCCGAACTTACTCTTGGTAGCTTGGGAATAGTTACCTTGGAATCTGTAGATCTCAGTAAGTATCAAAACCTTGAGGTCCTCAACCTCGCGTTCGGAAAGATTCACGTCTTCCCTGATGTGTATGGAATTGTTCTTGAGTTTGAAGGCTTCCATTCCATTGACCATCACGGTTGATCCGTCAGCGTTCTTCTTCAGCTTTTTGGTTCCGTTTTCCATGATGACATTTCCATCAGGATCTGTCTCAAACACTTCATACCTGCGATTCACAAGTATCATGAGCGCAGTAGTCACACCTATTTCCACCTCACCTTTGTCCTGGATTATCATCGCAAGGTCACCCACATTAAACACCCTGTTTGCCAACCTGCGTGCTTTACCTGCGGTATTGGCATCCATCACCCTGTCAAGATTCTTGGCAAGCGGATTCAGAAAACGAATAAGTTTTGTCTCAAAACTTGCATCTGATATCTTTCCCCAATCAGCAAGCATTGCAGGAAAGAACTTACCATACAGGAGTTTCTTAGCTGTGAAATAATCAGCTTCAGTGGCATGTCTGCTTGCGGATGTCGATAGGAAACCCTGGATGTTACCAGATAGAAGGTTACCTACCTGCATACTTGCGTCAAATGCCATACGACCCCATGCTCCAATCTGCATGAGAATCCTCATGTTCTTACGGTTCAGTACGGTTTTGCTCTCGTCAGTGCTCTTTTCATATATCTGACCGAATACGAACTTGTCGCGATTGAATTTGATCTGTTCAATTATGGTCCGCAATTTGTTTGCGTTATTCAGCGACTCCGTTGTCCCTTTATCGACAAGCTCCTTGTATCGACCTTCCAGGTAATTCAAACTGCTTGACATGTATATGTCTAGGAAAGTCAATTGCTTGTTCAGGTAAAATCCAGCATTCCAATTCACAATCGCTTCGATTCCATTGGTGGTGGTAAGTTCAGCAGCCATGGGATAGTTCTCCTTGAAGAGAATCTTCATGTTTCCAGCCATACCGGATTCGTTTGTCGCCTTTTCAAACTCACTACCTGCGTAGTGAACCTCCTGCGCTTTTTCCTGTATCTCTCTTGCGACACCTGTCATTCCTTTGGTGACCAGGTTGTCAAATCCGAGTTGTTGTACGTTGGGGAAACGGAATCCCAGCGGTGTTCCTGAAGCCTCCCGTTGTTTCAAAAGGAAATTCTCCACAATCCATTTTGAATAAAACTCCTTCGTCTTGGGATTAGCCAGGATCTGCATGAATTTCGGATTCACATATTCACCTTTTGGATTTGTGATATCGAACATGTTGGTATCCTTGTTGAACCTTATGCCTTTAGGCATAGGATAAAAACCCCTACCGTATTTATTCTTCACAAATGAATCCTGGTAATCGGGATTGTACGCGGCGTCTTTGAGGATCTTGATCTTGTATTTCTTGTTTGGAACCATCTCCATCATGTTCGGATCAGATGGCATGTATGTGTAAAGATGCGATCTCCACTTTTCATTCAACGCTCCGCCTTTGGCAAGAGTGTCTTTTCCCACCACGTATTTGGTGTTGCTATGCTTGTTGAAGAAAGTTGCAAACTCCTTCTCATGATTCATGTATTGTTTCTCAGCATCCGCTATCTGGTCAAGAAGTGTACGGTCAACCGTTGCAAGATTGTCCCTTTTACGATTCAGTTCCTGCAGATAGTTGTACGACTTGATGACACGGTCACGGTGGTTGTTGAAATCCCTTGCGAAATCAGTGCGTAAAACCTTGGTACGCATGCTTGCAAGTTCTGAGAAAAGGTCATTGAGTTCCATTTTCTCATCATCAGTGAGCATGTCATCAGGTTCCATCCTGAGTTCCTCTTTTCTCAACTCAAGTTCATCCTCCAATGATTCGTATTCAGCTATCTCCTGCTCATTGAGAAACTTGTAATTGAATTTGCCTCTCACATAAGCTTTGGATCTCAGTTTATTCATACGTTCGCGTATGTCCTGCATCACAGGATCCTGTGACTTCAGTTCAGCGATTCTTTCAAATATCTCATTTACACGGTCAGTGTACTCTGCGGTGGGAGTCATGTCCGTATTGTTCATATCAAAACGTTCAAGAAGTTTTGCGTCTCCCTGGTTTCTTATGGCTGTACGTTTCTTCTCCCAAAGGTTATAGTTGAGTCGGAAAGTGTAATACTCATCAAGCTCTTTGTAACGCTCCATCGCCTGCGGATCCTTGTCACGGATCTCTTGGAGAATCCTTGACATCTGGGATTCCAAATCATCAATGATTTCCTGCTGCATGTCGTCAAGATAAGCATCACTACCAACAGATTTGACAATACTGCTTATCTTATCTCGAATGGCACTGATTTCAGCTATCTGACTTCCGCTTTGAAGCTGTAATCGCATTACCTCAGGCTTGAGAATGGTGTTCGTTTTTTCAATTTTCCATTCTGTGAATGCGGTGTATGTTGCACGTTGCTGCTCATTGAGTTTATCTCTTTCTTGACGCAGAGTCTGAGCTTCAGCTTCTTCCACACCTTGATTCAGTTTCCGGTTGATCTCATCAATTTTCTTGTTGAGTGTACGAAGAGCGATGGTGAAGTTGTCATGCTCCTTGTAAAACTTCGAGTGTGCAGGATCAGCATATACACGAACGGTTTCAGTACCTGTCACATTTCCATTCTCATCATACACGTCAACTTCAATCTCCTCACTGAAGAACTTGTTTGCTTCAGTGATTCCTCCTAATGAATCAATGATATCCTGTTTCAACTTGTCTATGCCAAGGGATTCCGCCCAACGCAGCATTTCCACTCTGGATCTCTCAGTGATGTTGTACATGTATTTCCACATGGCGGCGACAATAGCTTCAGAGTTGGCATTGTCACCGATTATTGAATCCATGGTGATGAGTCCGTTGGCACCCTGTACTGTACTACCCATGTAAAAGACATGTTCTCCACTGTTGAGAATGCCATCCAGATACATGTCAATGGTTTTATCATCAAACTGCTTGATTGCGATCATCTGTCTGATCTCTTCAGCGCGTTTTTTGAAGTCCTCCAACTTTGTGGTGTTAAGCGGTTTATCACTGCCTAGAAGATTCTTCAATCTACGCAGTGCATTGTAAGTCATGCTTTCAGGATTCAATTGTCCGGACTCCATCTTCTGGATCTGTTTCTCCAAGTATTGAAGTTCCACCTCCAGAAGCTTGCTCATTTCACCGAACACTTTCAATGATTGCGTGCCAACTGTCGCTTTCATGATCGCTATTATGACCCTTCGACCGACTCTCCCATTCTTATTTTCAACTTCCGCAATTCCTTCACGCATATCATGCAACATCTGACTTATCTCCCTCTTTGTCTGGGGATCCAAGTCTTCCATTTGTTGTATGGTGTTGCCGAACATCTGGATGCTTTCACTCATTCCACCAAGAGAACGATTGTAATACTGAAGCAGACCCAGTGCAACCTGATTCTCGGGAGTACCCAACTCGAATGTCTTTGGAACGTCTATCGCCTTTACCCTTTCGACAATCATTTCGATCTCATTGGTGAATACATCGAAAGCGGTCTTTATCAAAAGAGCTTTTGCAGTACGTATCGCCTCAGAACTTTCACTTGAGAAATCCTTTTTTATGCTTTCACGAAGACTCACAAGACTCTGCTGACGGCGTTTGAGCATGTTGATCTTCTCTTCGCGCTCTTCCTGCGGGATCTTTTTGTCCTCACTTATCCTCCTTACATCGGAAGCAATGACTTCAAACTGGTTCTTGGCAAGTTCGTCAAAACGTTCAAGCATCATGTCCTGTATGGAAGGATCTATGGATGCAAAAGGATTCATCTTTCCTTCACCAGGTAAAGTGGTGTTGTCAGTCATCTGATCCAACTCACGGAAACTCTGTCTGGCAGCCATTTCAATACCATTTGACATGGCAGGTTGGTCCGCAGGATCGACTTGACCGAAGAAATCATAATCCCTGAAGGTGGCGATCTTGTATCCGATCATCTTGTTATCCTTGGGATCTTCAGCGTTCTTGTCATATTTGTACGCAAGCGCCCACACGGTGCGTCCGTTGACATTGATGTTCAGTTTACGCAACATCTCGGAATAAACCGCAAGCTGCATGTGGTACTTGTCAAGCGCGCTTCTGTCCTTTATCTGAGAGAAAAGGTAATTGGCACCATCCTTGAAAAAGGTTTTGACAAAGTTCTTTGTGGTGAACGCCATCATCGGAAATGAACCGATTGGATACTTGTTTGCGCTTTTTGTCTTAAGGTCGATGACTTCGATGTTTCCGTTCTTGTCAACAGCCATCAAGTCAAGACGTCCAAGAACCATGTTTCCATTCAAATCCTGCACTGCGATACTTATCTCAGGAAGTATGATCTTTCCGTCACTGAGTATGGAACTCATCTGTCCAGCAAGTTCCAAGGCTGCATTCCTAAGAGTATCCTTGTCAAAGTCCGAAAACTTGATCAACCTTTCGTTTTTCTTAAAGAAGTTGTCAAAGAACGCAGGATCCGACATGATTATGATCGGAGCCTTTCCTGTATTGATATACTCCTCCTGGAGTTCCTCAAGCAGGTAGTGATAGAAGTTACCGAAGTTAGCACCAAGTTCAGCGACAAAACTGTCAAGCATCTCCGTGTCTTCGGAACCTATGTACTTGGTTACACCGATGGTCTGACCACCTCCCTTCAACCATTCAAGCTTGTCCTTTACGTTTTGTTCAAGCTTCTTTATGACTTCAAGTTGAGCAGCAGTCTTCCTGAATGCTGTGGTGGACAGGAGTTTCTTGCGCATGTTGGCAATCTTCTCAATCTCCTTTTCAGCTTTTTCAATGTTGAGTTCCCTGGCTGTCTTCTTCTTGTTGACAGGATCAAGTTTTTGAGTCTCTTCTCTGTCTTCAGGATTGAAGTTGGCACCTTCGACATCAGGTGTCGCACTGTAGTACAGGTAAGGATCCACCTCGGGTGTATCGAAGTAAGCGCCTTTGATGTTGATTGTCTGAGCTATCGTTGCAAGAGTTGTCTTTCCGTCAACCTTTTCCATGTTCAGAAGCTTCGACAACCAGTCGAAAAACCTTTGTATCAGGTTTGCCAATGGAGATCGTCTTCCTTCAGGTGCAATGCTCAACTCGTTCTTCATGGCTATTGCAAGATTCTTTGCAATGAACTCACTCTGTATTACAACGGTTGGATCGGAGATTCTCTTGTTGTTGCCATATGCGGTCTGAAGGTTCTTGAGCATCGCCTCGAAACGAGGATCGTCCTTCAACATGTTGAAAAGACCCATGAACAGGGGTTTACGGTCCGTTCTGAGCATTTCAACAAACACGTGCATCACCTCTTCGATGGCATCCTCTGGTATGACACGACCTTCCACAAGATATATCTTGTTGTTTCGTACAAACGAACGGATGTTGTCCACATTCTCGTAATGCTCATCCTGTTTCAACTTGCCAGGTTTGACCCACTCATATGTCAAACCTTTGAACTTGGCAACTAGATTGTCCATTATGGGATTGACAATCCGTTTCTGCGCTTCAATCTCTTCCTTGGTGTATCTTCTGAGACCTATCTCCTTGACAGCAGGAACGTATTTTATCTTGACTTTTCCCTGCATTGAATAGTTTCTTTCAAACTCAATCCGCATGTCGGGAAACTTCTTGCGTAATGCAGCTGCGAAACGCTTTGCCTTCTCCTCATTATGCCACGGTTCCTCTCCAGGTTGAAATTCATACCAATGGGAGAAATCATTGCGCAGTATCTTGGTCATGGCAGACCTTGTGTAGAAAACAGTGTCGATTGTGGGTTCACCGTTCTCATCCAATGGAATATGCGTTGTCCCGTTCTGCCAGTCTCCGTAACGTTGCTTGAACTTGTTGGTATAAGCTATTGACCATACCTGCAATGCTTTCCTGGGTTCTTGCGGAAACTCATTCAATGCCGCCTGATACAACTTGGAAGGTTGTCCATTGGGAGCATAGACATTTACAATTTCATCTGTCTGGGGATTCCTATCGAATGCACAAGATCTCATTTACTTAACTGTTTTTTATTGTCAACCACTAACACACCTGTTGTCTTCTTCATCTATCTGTCTGTTCATGTCCTCTATGGTAATATCATCATCCCTTTGAGTAAGCGGATCGGCAGGGATGTCGTTATTCTGTAGGTCATACACAAATATAGATTCTTTTCCTTTTACAAACCCTTCGAACTTAGGACTTTCAATCATCATCTGCCAATCCGCAAAACCGAAGATATCAGCAAAGGAATCCAGACGTTCTTTGGGTATCTCATTTGCAATGTTCTTTGCATCAGGGAATTGCAGAAGTCTTCCATCGACAAACTGATACTTGTTCAGTCTGCTGTTGGTTTGCACCTTGCTGCCATCCATCCTGGTAAAGACTTTGTTCTTGTGATTTCCAGTAGGAACCGAGGAGACGCTGATCATATACATCTTGTTTTTCATCACACTTGCATTCCTGGGAAGATCTACCGATTTCATGATGGTTGTGGATTGCGCTCTTCCTTCAAGCATATTGGTGATTTGAGCACCTTCCTTCATGCTGAATGCCAAAGGTGATACGTGTTTGGAACCTTGTTTCACCACGACTTCATATTCAGCGGACATGCCTATCAAGTCAAGTGTGGGATCAATCTCACTGTTTTCATTCTGTGCAAGCGTGCTTATGAAAGCTTCACCCAGGCTTTTTCCATCAATGGTCTTAAGGACCATCATCTGGTTGTACATGTTCACCCTATACAACGGGAATTTGTAACCTTCATTTGCTCTCAATATTCCTGACTCATACAACATTGTGTTGTAGAAGTTTTGTTTTTGAGAGTCCTTCTCAAGTTCAGGGATGCTTATGGTTAGTTTTCCTTCCTCATTGGGAGTGAACAGATCAAACTTGTCGCTTTTGACATTCACAGACGGTGCCCCAGGTATTGCAGGTCTTGAGATACCTTTAACACCTTCTTTGCTTTCAGAATACTTGACAATCAATCTGCTGTTGTCACCTGTCACTGTTTCAAAAAACTCAAGCATGGTTCTTCCCAGAAGTTTATCTTCCTGTTTTGAGAAATACTTTTTGTTTATCTTCTCCTGGTCTATTGTATTGACCATGGTGTTTTCCTCCATATCGTTCATCATCCTGTAACTTATGATCTTGGATATTGCTTCAGTGATGACGTCTCCAAGGTTCATGTTCCCAAAGTTGGAGGAGACTATCTTATTGAGTCTTTCCGCATATATCTCCTTGGCGCTGTCCGACATCTTGAAAACACCTGTACCTATAAGCTCTACAGTGTATTTACTTGGATTCTTTTTTGCCAACTTCAACATGTCATCATCAAGTTTTACAAGATCCTCTTGAAGATTCCATATAGCTTGAGCCATCGGTTGTGAGAGTTTTGCGGGGAGTATCTCGTAGAAACCACCTTCGGCGGATTGCGCACCTGCTTTTATCATTCCATAGTAAGCGATCCTGTGCGCCTTTTCCTTGGTTACAGAATCACCTGTCATCAGATGCAAAAGATCCGCATAGGCTGCTTCACGTCCACTCGCACCAAGTCGAGAAGTAGCCATTTCAAGAACCCTGATGTTTTTGGTCCTACCTATCGATACCACCTTGATGGCTTTGAGAAACTCATTGTTGGGATACTGTCTCAGTAGATCATGGTAGTCTGATACGATCTGACCACTTAGGAAATTCTCAGGATCCAGCATTTCCATGTAAATCTGTGGTAACACATCCTCCTTTTGTTGTTCCATTGTCGCACGCTGCAACTGCAAACCTATGAATGCGTTTATGTCCTTTCTGATCTGCTGCTTGTCATATCCGTATATGTTTTCAAACAACAGCATCAGACCTCTCATCATACTGGTGCGCTCGATCAACACCTTGTTTGAGACCTTGTCCATGTATTCAAGCGCTCTCATGTTTGCATCCAAAACAGGATATGTTGCGAAAAGCTTGGTCATGCTTTCTTTAGTAAAGAAGTTCATCTCCCCCTTTTTCGCTTTCCTGTATGTCGTTATCAACCTATCCATCCTGTCCATGTCAGGACGCAATGCTTTCATCGGATCTGTAAGAACCGATATATTGAAACTGATCTCATTTGCCAGTTCACTGTATTTCAAGAACTCATTGATTATCACAAGATTCTCAATTTCACGGGATACAGAAACATTATTCTTGTCTGTGATCTTGTATCCGAAATTTGATATCGGAACAGTTTTGTCAATCACATCCTGAGGATCATCCTTTGAAACATCATCATTGAAGATTATCTTATAAGAAGTCTGATCAATAACGTAATCTTTCTTTACTAAAGTTGCATCAAGTTTTGTCCTTGCTTCTGAACTGTTTTCAAGAATGGAATTCATGTACTTTTTAAGGAAAGTGTTGAAACCCATCCTGCGTCTACGGTTTGTTCTTGAATACGTACTTCCATAGGTCTGATTGTATTCATTGACAACATCAACGATTATCGGTAAGGATTGGAACAAGATAGCCGCATTTTGGGGAACACCGATGCTGAGCATTGCCGCAAGTATGGGGGTAGTCGTACTGTTGAGATGCAATGGTCCATGGTATGGAGTCTTCGGAGCATCCGCAAACATACCTATCAGTGCACCGACAAGCTGTACAGAATCACTTACTATTTTATTGGTATTGACCTTTTGCAGTTTTCCACCTATCTCGGTATACATCGATGGACTCATCTGCTTGTTTATCTCAGCGCCAACTGTCACAAGCATGCTCACACCTTTGTTGAATGAAGCGGCTATACCCAATGAATCCTTTGATTCGGAGTTCAATGACCTTGCAACGGCAAGAGCGGTTGGAGTATACACGTTTTGTCTGTTGTATATGTCCTTCTCTGTAAGACCTCTTCTTTTAACAAGTGTTGCAATCGGTGCGACAGCCTGATCCGCTGTCATTTTCTTGTCTGCAAGGAACCTTTCATACACGTTGGGATTAGACAAGATATTCATCTTGGCATCCAGAACCTTGTTCAGAATGACTTCCGTAACGGGATTGGACTTGGATTCTTTTTCATATGCTTCAAGCTCATCAGGTCTTGTTGGAAGATCCGAATCCTTCATTTTCTGCAGGACATTGTAAGTCGCTATCAGTCTGCGGAAGGTATCGATCATCTGTTCATTTTCAAAGTTCTCAGTCTCTTCCAAGACAGAAGCGTTCTTTGTAAAATAATCATTGAGTTTTCCTCCAAACAATTCACCGAAGGCATAAGCCTGTTCCTTTCTGTATCCGGCATCATCTTTTATCTTACGGATCTCATCACTGATGATGTCCGACATGATATCGTCACGACCAAGCGAAGTAAGGTATTCTATGAACTTTGCTTCGTTTTGACTCATTCCATACTTCTCAATGTAATGCTTGTAGTTTCCATACGCTATCCTTGTGCCGTCAACGGCATAATAGGATGAACGTATGTACGCATACAATGTATCAATGTCAAAGTCAGAACCTGAAAGCATGTGCATTTGGGATGGAACAATGATTCCCGAACCGTATGCTTCATCCATGTAATCGACAACCTTGGCAATGAACATGGAACGTTTGTCTTCCGTAGGGATACGTGTCGCAAAAAACTTGCTCAAGTACTCCTCTACAAACTTCTGATCAACATTCTTAAGTTCCCTTGGTATGACAACTTCGACGGTATAAAGGTCCTTCTTGACCATCTTTCCATCCTCACCCCTCACCTCAATCTCCTCTTTTTCTATGGTCAGATATCTGGATTTAGCGTTTCGGTAATCCTGAGGATTCCTCTTATAGTCCGCACGCTTTACAACCTTGCCATTCATCTCCATCACAGGATACATGATCGGACTGACGTGGTAGTATTTCCTACCTTCCGTCTTCTTGTCAAATACATTCTTATTGAAGATGCTGAAGTAATAGTATACAAGTATGTTCGCAAGTCTCGGCATGCTTGGAGGGAAGATCGGTTTACCGCTCTTATCCACTTCAAAGTATTGCAACAGGGTTGCATCAGCTCCTTGATCGCGAAGACCCGCTCTGATGTTGTCATACAGTTTGCCAACTATCTTCTCATCAGACGTGTTGAACATACGCATCATGCGTTTCACTTGTGAATCAACAGCTTCCGCAAGACCTTTCTGATAAGTTTCAATATCATCCTTTATCGCCTTGTACCTCTTGTCATTAGGATCCAACTGACTTATCAAAAGCAGTTTCTGTTGGATACCTGCTGTAATCCTATTGGATATCTTGGAGGTACCTACCTGATTATAGGTAAGTTCATTGGGTATGTTGTCAAGTGACTTTTCCAGATCCAGATAAACTCCTGGAGCGGCATCGGTTATCATGTTATAATCCAACGGAGCCACGGTCGCACGTTTACTGGAATTCGTATCGTATACCTGTTCTATCCTATGGTACTCCATTGAGTTAAGCAGGTTGTGCAGGAATCCCCCCAATGGACCTTTTGTGGATGGTACGAAATACCCGTGTATGGCCGCCATGGTTTTCTTGTACAGTTCTGATATCGGAGTTGATTCGTTTGTCTCAGGATCCATCTCCATTTCATCAATCCCTGCTTCAAGCTGCATTGCATAGTAATCAGCAATATCATACAACTGTTCCAACTCCAGCATCGCTGTGTCATAATTGAGATCAGGACGCAACATGCTGACTTCCTTACGGATGAAAGTATGTTCGGATTGTTTGATGTATTGGAATGCAGCTGTTACGGATTTCACACTGTTGAATACGATTCCGGCATCGCGCAATCTTCTGATTCCATCACGATATTGTCTTGTCGATCTTGTCTCATAACGCATCCTGCGCATGATCTGCATGGATTCTGGATCAAGTTGACCTGCAGCTTCCGCCATACGCATTCGCCTATCGATTGTATTCAAGGACTGACCGTCAAACGCCTGAACAGCGGTGTTTCCATCACCTTCATAAGGTGTAAGACTCAATGGTTTGGTAAGATCGTTCTTATCAATGTACATTACAAAGTCCTTCAGAACGGATGATCTATAAGTAGTCACATCACCATACTGACTTCTGTTGGGATCATATATGTTGGAACCAGCTGCCGCACCTGACTTCTGACGTTTGTAGAAGTTTGCAAATGAGGAGATACCCACTGCAATAGGTCCATCGAATATCTGATTTACAAATATCGAATTGATCCAGTTGTTGAAGAAGAAGTTGCGTTTGAACTGTTCTGGAGAACCTGTTGTCGGAAGGTCCACATCAGTGAATACGGTTTCAAGTTGGCCTGCGTCATTTTTGATAGTTTCTTTTCCTATGCCGATTTCCTTTAGATAGGTCTCAAAACGATCGTATTGTTCTTCTGCAAATTCGGAAACCATATCCACAAGCGCAGCGGTGTTCTCAGGATCAGCGACAATGGAATCCCATGATTTATCCTGTTTCGCCATTTCCTCCAGCATTTTCCTGTTGGATATCCTGTTTGAAACGGTCTCATTTACATTGTCAGGATCCGCAGTCAAACCAAACATGTCTGCAAGGATGTTGAATGTGAACCCTCTGTTCAGCTGACCTTTCTGATTAAACTCACTGTCATTATATCCTTCGTATCTTTTTACGGATTCATCGTTCAGTTCCCTGTGATTCTTACGCATCAGTTCATATTCCTGACGTATAACCTTCATCAGGTCAACCACATGCGATGCAAACTTTCCTACTTTGTTCTGTTTACCTGCAGCATCAAAGTACTCCTTATAGATGCCATCAACGACGATACTGGTACTTGTAGCCTCATACTGGGTAAGGATGCGTTTGAAAAGTTTTCTGGTGGTGTTTGTTCCTGGAATCGACACATCACGCATGCTTTGGAAAAGTCCAAACATGGAGAGCATGAACGACTTTTCATCTATGCCTTTGAAACTGCTGGTGTCACCTTGTTTTTCATTTTGGAAGATGTTGTATTTCTGAGCGAATCCCGCAAAAGCTGAAACCTCCATGGTTTCAAGGAATGTCTTGACAACAGGATTGTTCATGTCAAGCATCGGATTGTTCATGAAATATTCCTGGAATCCGTTGTAATACTCTGAAATAAGCGCATCAAGACCTCCTTCAATGTCCATCTTATCCGTATCAGGATCGGTCATTGATTGGAGTTTCATGATCATCACATATGCAGGAGTCGGCTTTACATATTTGTGAACCAGGTTTCCATTGGCATCTCTGGTGACACTTCCTCCGATACGTGGATTGTATTTCAATATAAAAGATCCGAGTGAACGAATGTATGCCTCGCGCAACCTTATGATGTCATTGTCAATCTGTATTCCACGTGCGGCATCGGTTTTTTCCTTTTCAGTCCTTGATGCCGCCTTTGTCATCACAGTTGGAATCTGTTTACTCCAGAACTCATAACTCAGGTTCTTTATTTCCTTCAACAGCGACTTGTTCATACGGAACATGTTGCGAAGGGTGCTGTCCGGACTGAAGTTGGAAGGATTTGAATCCGTTTTCAAATACATCTGCCAACCCAATGAAATCATGATTGCACTATACGGTATGTTCAGATTGAATTTGGATATGGCAACATAGACGTCATCTATGAAGCTTTGGAATGCCGCATCATTGAACATCTCCTTCTGACTACCTGTGAAGAAAGCGTCCTTCAATGAAGCCGATGACTTGAATATGGTGGCTATCGACTTGAGCATGTTTATGCTCTCGATGATTTCCTCCTTGTCCAACGCCATTGTATTGATTCGTTCAGTGATTTCAGTACGGATGCGGTTTATGTCCGCTCCCACTACGATATCATCAACCCTGTATGTCTGCTCTTTCGCTTGCAGCTTTTCACCTTTTTCGGCTCCAAGTCTTGTTTCCGTCTTAACCTGCAACAAGTGTGCGTCAACGGTATTGAACACATCCTGGAACATGACCATGACATGTTTGTTTCTTACCGCAGCACCTGCTTCGGTTATGCCAGTGGTTGAAGCAAGGGTATTGTAGACACCCATCAAAGAGTCTCTCAATTCCAATGTCTGCGCAATATCATCAGGCATGTAGAAACCGTAATCCATCCTTGAAACAAGGACATTGTTGTAATGCGTGAGTATTGAATTGAGACGTGATATCTCCGTAAGTATGGCGGGAACGATTTCAGACTTTGAAAGATTTGTTGTTATCTTCCTGATTGTGCTGAATATGAGTTTGCTGTCCACCATCTTGGTCCTTTTGACACCAAGTTGCGGATCAGTGTATTCATAAGGAATGTATTTGAACAGCTTTCTGAAATATGAACTTCCTTCATATGGAGCCTTGTTTGCAAAACCGAGGTTGGCAAACTGTTGTCCTGACTCTTGTTCTTCATCTTCAACCTGGAAGTCCTGTTCCAAATCCTGAGTGTCATCGAAAGTGGATTCGTTATACACTTCCCTGAACTCGTCAAGCACATGGTTTTTGAACTTCTGTGCGTTCTTTTGACTTATTTGTGTCTGGATCTTGCTGTTTATCACCAGACTGTCATTCGTTGAATCGTTGGTGTAATTCCTCCATGTGAAAGACTCTGTGTTGCCGTCCTCTCCAGGAATGTGCATTGTTCCAAGCAACCAGCGGGCGTTTTCATAATGTGATCCATAACGCTCGATTATGCTTTGCTCCTGATCAGGAAACTGTCTGATCAGATTCTCGATTTTGTAATCCTGCAACACACGCAATCTGGCAAGGTTGAACAACTGATTCATCTTCAGATCAGGATCGCTGTTCTCAACACGTATCTGCGCCATCGCATAGACCATCTTGTCACGGAGTTCCGAAGTGACATATGACGGTATTATCTGATTTCCGAACTTAGGCTGGTTTCCATTGCCGAACGTTATGAATGGAATACTCTTGTAATCCATGCTGTAAACGGAATCGGTATCCTTTGTCGCATCCCTTAATGCGGTATTCCTGTATTTGCCAAGTGTGATGTCATAATAAAGGTTCTGTATGCGACCTTCCTTCTTGAACATGTTGATCATCTTCTTCAACCATGTGAAGAGTTTTTCCATCCATGTCTTGGGGACTTTGTTGGTCTCCATGAAGGATGCGAAACCGTCAGCGAGATACTCCTCGTATATCAGGTTCTTGATTTGCTCGTCTGTAAGGTGTCCATAGCTGCGACGCTCCCTGAACTCGCTTGCATAAACCTTTTCACTACCTACCTGTATGTATTTACCCTTGCTATCTGTCTTGTAATCACCGAGAAGCTTACCCACTTCCTTCAGGTAGTACACCTGGTGTGCTGGACTAAGCAGTCTTCTGAATACTCCGTGGAACGCTTCATGGTATACGACACCTTTCACTCTCAAGGTTTCATTGAGGTATATGACGGTGTCTCGGTAATAACCCAGTACATGTCCATCGACATTCATTCCCTGAAGATCATCCTTCCTCACAAAGGAGAAGGCATCTGGAATAAGTGCGCTTATCACACGTATTTCCTCTGAACGGTCTTCTTCCGAAAGAGCCACAAAGCTTTCGACGTTTGTACCTAGTTTGAAGTTTGTGATATCCTCATCCTGGGATGTCTGGTCAAGATTGTTCCAATCTATCGCCGTACCTGCCGATGTCTTTTCATTGGATACGGTGGGATCGACAGAAGGAGTGGAATGATCCACGTCAACAACCTCAGCTGAGACATCATAATCCTTTCCCTTGGCGGGAGCAGCAGGTGCTTTTCTTTTGATGACAGGAATCACTATCCGCTTTGCAATGTCCCTTGGGGAAATCACAAGTTCATTGCGAGTTTGTATCTTCTTGGTGAAGAAGTTGTTACGGATATCCTCCTTTGCAATCCTTCTTTGAACTTTCAGTACTTTCCCATCAAACAACGCATAGTTCACAAATTCATCAGGGATGAGACCTGGAGAAACTCTTCCGTCATCACGAGCCTTTTGATAGTTGTTTATGATGTCATCAAACCTTTTACGAATCGAATCTATAAAATTACTGTACTTGTCCCCAAGGGAACCTACCAAAGGATTGCTGAATCCAGCAAGTGATCCTGCTTCAGAAGCTATTTGTCCTACACGCTCCATTGTCATGTCTGGAGTTATCTTGTCAAGACCGTAACCTGATACAATCTGGTTTGTCAATTCAAACATCTGATCGAGCTGCTCCGATTTGAAGACAATGTTCATGTTAGCCTTGGCGTAGGTGTTGAACCTTTCCACCACATCAGCAGGACGTCCTTCACCTTCAAGCATGACAAAACGGATTCCAAAGGTTTTCTTGTCACCTTGTTGTTTCAGGATGACTATCTCTGGACGAATCCCCATGTTCTTCATGACATCGAATCCCCAACCTTTGTCGTTGAAGTCGATCATCGCTCTGTTTCCTTTTTCAATGGATGCGTTGTTGAAAGCATGTTGCATGCTTGCAAAAAAGTCAACCAAGTCAGAAGGTGTATTGACATTCCTACGGTACACCAATGGTATGACCCTTGGAATAAGTTGATCAGCCTTGCTGATGAAAGATATGTAAACCGAGTTGTTTGTGTTGAAGTTCTTCTTGACAAAATCAATGATGTCAATGTTCAATGAATCCTTGATATAACGTTCAACAGTCATATAGGTGTTTCCATTGGCGTCAATGATCCTCTTACCAAAAGGTAATGTATTGACTATCTCCCACGTAGCTTTTGTTTTACGCATTACGATCGGAACCCTGTGTTCGGTAGCTATACCCACAGGATTTCCTTGAGCATCCACATCTTGAAGAGGTATGGCAAGACGTCCTTCATGAGCATCTATGAAATCCCCGAGGTTTTGAACCTGCTCATTGCCTTCATCCATCTTGGTTTCAACAACGGCATTGGACAAGTCATAATACCTGTAGAAGATATCCCTGATGTCAATGTTCTGGTTTCCTGTGGATGCGATTCGTTTAGCGACTTCCATTTCGAAAGCCTTGTATGTCCTGATCGCTGTACGAAGCTGATCGATCTCCTTGTCACCAACAGTATTCTCATATCGAAGAACCTGTTCTCCACCGAATGCATCCATGTAGGAATCATCCCTGTAATTGATCATGTTCTTCAGCATCTGAACATGCTCAGGATTTTCGATGTCCAGTTGTACAACCGTGTTGTTTGGATATACAAATGCAAGGTCGGTCAAAGGTGTAAGCTCAAAAGACATGTCTCCTTTGAAATTGCTGACCGATATGTTGAATCCGTACGGACGTCTTATGAAAGAAAGAACAGGATTGTTGTTGTTACCCTGTTCAAGAGCACTCATTTGTGCAGGAAGTTCTGTTGTCTCGAACATCCTGGATCCAAGAGTTGGAAACATCGCACGAATCCTGTTCAATCGATTCGCATTCATGCGTGCCGTATCCGTAGTTGCAGTGATGCGTATGAAATTGTAGAATCTCTGGTCCACAGGCATCTGAGCGGCAATCATCTCACGTATGGTCTGCTCCGCACCTTCGATCTTCTCATTTCCCAGAATAAGTCCTGTGATAAGATTCTCCATCTTCATGCGAAGATTGAGTGTCTTCTTGTCAATATGTTCAGGATTGTCCTTCCTGTAAATAGCGGTTACTTGATCGCCAGGCAGTCTTTCAACCTCAGTACCTTCAAGAGTCCTGTATTTATTTGCAATAGTGGGATCATATATGACTTCAATCTTGGTACCGTCAGCTCTTCTCAATACTTGAACGGAACGTCCTGAAACCATGCCGATGCCTTCCGCATTGCTGAGTCTGACATAGTCCTTTCCAAACTCACGCGTCTCGGTGATTGCAGTTATTGCAGAATCCAGAAAGTCAAGTGTCGTTGTCTTCATGCTTGACTCAGGACGTCTTCTGATCGTATCCTGCATGCTTTTAAGATAACTCAAAACGACGGATCCTTCAGCACCTGAAGCAAATGCTTCAAGTTCCGATGAGTTCTCCTCTATCATATTGACAAGAGTCATCGTTGTGGACGCAAGTGACACATCGGATACGGTTTCGAGGTCTGCTATTTCATCACTTATTATTTCATCAAGTGTGGTGGATTTTTCAGTTTTTATTTCGGATTCAACAGGTAGATTCAATTCCTCACCACCAGTGTATTCAACCTCAGGTAGTGATACTGTTTCAGATTTTCCACCGAGGTATCCTTTCTCTTCCCACAAACGTTCATCTCTTTCCTGCTCCCTCAAGTCATCAAGCTCACGTCTGAGCGCCTCAGCTTCAAAAGGATCAGTCAGCACTGCTTCCTTGAATGCACTGTTCTTCTCCGCAATCTGTCCAACAGTTGTCTTTGTTGAAGGAGCGGGAGTCTCAGCGCGTTTTGGAAAGAATGCCTTTATCTGTTCTACAATCGCATCATAATCAAAATCCTTGTCGCCATTCAAAAAAGGTTTCAGGTAGTTGTTCAACTTGGCATATACTCGGCTTTTCCACTCAGGTGTCTGGAGTCTGGTGATCTGAAATGCTGCGGTATCTACAAATCCTGCATAAAACCATACGGCATGTATCTTGGACTCAGGAGCAATTGGTTGGTTCAGGACATCCTGTATGACAGCGGAAAGGTTCTTATACTTTTCAAAGTCATGCCTGTAAGCCTGATACAATGCATCTTCTAGATTGGATGAAGGAATCTGACAGCTCATTTATTCGCAGTATGTTGAATTTGAATTAAGTGATGAGAAGGGATTCACGTTAGGATCCCTTAATAATGTTGAATCGGAATTTCTGATTGAATCCTGTATTCTGGATATCTTCCTGACTCCAATCTTGTTGATTTTCTTGGTGTCATTACGCAAGGAAACCTTTTGTACTTTATCAGCGGTGACACCTTCCCTTTGGGATCTTGCAGCCTTCTTGCGTTTTTTCTCAGCGGTCTTTTCAACCTGGTCTATTGCTTCGGCAACTGACTTTCTCTTTCTACCTTTTTTTGTTGCAGGCTCTCCTTGTACTGTTTCAGCACCTGGTTTGCGTTTTCCGGACTTATCAGCTTTAGCAGACTTTTCAGCTCGTTCCTTTTTCGTAGTATTTCTACGCGTAGCTGTTCTTTGTTTTTGTCCTCTTGTTCCATCTTTCTTATCCTGTTCAGTTAAAAGTTGGTCTATTGGATTTATATACTCCTTTGTCAGCTGGGTAAGATACCCGTTTACAATAGGATTGTTGATGTATATGCTCCAGTTTTTCTTAATACTCTTACGCAAGTCGCTTGCCCACAATGCAAGTTCAACAAGCTCATCCTGAGTCATTTGGGAACGTGTCTCTGGATTACCAAATTTAGTTCTTAATAATGTAATATTTTCAGGAGTATTGACATTTATTATCTTGTTCAGTTTGAACTGATCAACAATCTCCCTTCTTGTACGTTGTTCTACACTTTCGGTTTCAATGATATTGTCGACAGCCGCAATCGCCTGATCAAGAATATCACTCATTTCCTGCATTTCTTCAATACTTTCAGGAATATCAGCCATTGTAAGCTGCAAATGAGAGTTCACAAGTGCGGCATACTGCTGAGCTTTTCTTTCAGATGCTGTACGGTATCCGACATATTTAGCCTCTTGTTTTGGTCCATATGTCAAATCGTATGGTTCGGCAAGCTTCAAACGCTCACGCACCATACGTGTTTTGTTTCCTTTCTTGCGTTCGTAATCCCTTACAAATCCTGTAATCTCACCTTTGTCATTATACTCAATATTCCATACTACACCGTTTATGATTATTGACTTGACACTCTTCACACCATCCTCAACATCAACTACGTAATCAATGGTCATTTCACCGCTCTCAGTTGATTCTACGACTGGATTGGAAGTCGGAGAAATCAATTCCTTGTCTTCCTCAGGTAGTAACGGATATGCGGGACTTATGTCAGTGTAGTCATTGAACGATGATTCCTCGTTTGAATCGGGTAACTCGGTGCGTGTTCCATCAGGATATTCCACATAGAAACCACCGTCTTCATTCATCTGAAGGGTACCTGTGTTTCCTGCAACTACAACAGTGTTGCCGACGTGATTGGCAAGTTTCGCCTTTTCATCGTCAATCTGTTCTGTCTTTTCATCAGTCTGCTGGCTGGTAGGAGTTTCCCTTAGACTGACATCATAGTTCATTTGTTCACGAATCTTCAAGTATTCCTTGAGGATCTCCATGTTGTCAATAGGAACAAGTTCACCTGTCTGATACAGATCATACTCCGTATGGACTGTGATCTGTTTTTCAAAAGCAATTCTTGTACCATCAGGATGCAGGTAATACCTGGTGACCTTTCTTTGACTCAAGTCTGTACTTTCAAAAGGGAAGTTGTTTGCAAGATCTTCAAAATCATAGCGCATTGCCATGTATTCCTCGGCTTGCTGTAGCGTATCGGGATTATTATAAAGCTCTTCTATGTTCACAGGACTCTTGGACTGGAGTATCCTCTCTTGTTTAATCCTTTCTTCCGTCTTTTTTTTATCTTGCTCTACTTGTTCTGCAAAAATTTCCTGAAGTTTACCAAGCACCAGTTCATCCTTCTTTTTTACAACTTCGTCCATTATCTTCTGGAGCTTGCTGTAATTGTTGTATGTACCGTAAGGAGTTTTGCTGAAGGCAAGAAGGTCGTCCATCAGTTTTTTAACCTCAGGGGTCTCTATGAAATTCTTACCGACCTCGCTGATTTTACCCATCTCCTGGTAGTCCTCATAAAGACGTCTGGCATGCGCTCCCGCGCGCGCATCCATGATGTTCTCGTAATACTTTGTGAAGTTGTCAGGATCACTCAATAGATTGACCGCCTGTATGTATTCATTGTGATCGCGTCCAAGAGTGACATAATCATATATGTCATTCAAGGCATCCCTCACTTCTTGCTGGTTTACCGCGGTGTTTATACCGTTTTGTCGGTTCTTTATCTCAAGGTATTCCGAAAGCACGCTGGCAGCACTGTCCATTTCGGATTTCACCCTGGTTTTCTTTGGTACAGTGTATCTGATGATTTTGGTCGCATCATTCGGATCCTCCTCTTCGACAACCTCATACATGTCCTTTTCCATGGTTTCAAGAAGCTCTTTCTCACGCTTCTTGTCTTTGATCATCTCAAGTACACGCGGACTCTTGTCAGTGCCTTCTTCCAGTGTCTTTATCTCGTTGTTCAATACAAGCAGGTTATCCCGTATCTCATCAGGACTGATGATGGTGTTGAACGAGGATGAAAGACTGTTACCGATACTGGGTAATGAGCTTAACCTGCGGAGTATCTCCTCACTTCTAATGGTGGATTGCTGACCTTTTGCCTCGGCGAAAGCGACTGTTGTGATGGCATCCATCAACGCCGCTTTCCTGATGCTGTACTTCATCCTTCCCGCATCGTCACCCATGTATTGGTCCAGACTGAGCATCAAACCGTATTTTGTCTGATACTTGTCATACAGATCGCTGTATCTTTTGACATTTCCAGCAATCTCATCCATCACTTCCTTGGGTGATGATTTCCCAAGGTCTTGCGGTGAGTAGCCAAATGCTTCCTGGAACTCCGTTGGACTGAAGTTGTCACCATAACCATTCAGGAACTCTGTCATGTAATCCATCGTACCTGTGCGCTTGGCATGCATCACAGCTTGTATCAGAGCGGAATCCTTATTGTTGAAGTATTGCATCTTGTTGCCGGAACCGACAGCATCACGCATGTTCTCGGCATATTCAGTCTGCAGTTTTATGTTCTTGACATGTTCACTGAGGATTGTTTTGGAATCACTTTTGTAAAAATTGTTGAGGATGTCTATGGTTCTTCCAATGGATTCCTGATGTGACTTGTCACCTACCAGGTTTTTGGAGTATTGGACACTGTTCACCACAGGATTCACAAACATACCTGTCATGGCACCCATGAGGAAAACCTTGGCACCCTGTTTTGTCATCTGTGAATCAATAGCCTCTTCAAACGACTTACCCCAAGATGCGGGATCACCTTTGTATATATCACCGTAATAATCCAAAAGATAGTGGTTGGTACCTTCTTGGATGTTTTCCTGAAGACCTTCTACAACCTGGAAGTTGGTGACACCACGTAGTGTGCTTTTTCCAAGTTCCCACGCCATCACTTTGGATCCGAAATCGTTACGGATCTGGTTCGCAATACCGAATGTTCCAAAAAGTCCTTGGAATCCTTTCAACTGATAATGCTTTGGAACACCTTTGGACACCACTGTTTTGATTCCAAGTTCCTTTGCAAGACCTCCACCTATGCTGTTCTTGAGTTGTGAAAGAAGTCTTGAGTCCAATCCAAACTTACCAAGCATGTTACCGAACATCAGCTTGTTGCTGATACCCAGAATCGCAACGTTTGTACCGTAAGCAGCAGTTGCACTTTGTAAAGCAAGATTCCTCATTTCAAGAAACTGTTCACCAGTGACTTCCTTTTTACCACCTTCACTCTGGTAGTCCATCATGCGGGTTAGAAACTCATTGTAGGTTCCACCTGCTTCAATCGCCGCTTCACCTGCTGCCATCTGCCATTCTGCAAATGAACGTCTGAGTCCTCCTGCTCCGATCTTTGCAAGTTCAGCGGTTGTCAGTCCAGCACCACGTGCTTGACGCATCACTCTTCCTGCATCAGCAACACTTCCTAAAAACGGAACTTTTGAAGCTATGTTCAATGCATTGTCCCAGACATCGACACCCAGTTTCACACCGTTGAGTCCAACATTGGATGATGCATTCATCAAACGGAGATTCTCCAGATTTGACTTTCCAAGTTTGCTGTAAGGTTGACCGATGATGTATCTGGATCCCCCTGTTTCAAATCCTGTTTGTGTCGCCATTCTAGTGGCATCATCCGCAGTCGCTCTTGCAACATCGTCAATAGCTGACTTGGAGAACAATCCTGAAAGGAAGTTCATCACCTTGTTGGTGCGTTGACCTTGTGCCACAACAGCTGCTCCAGCTGCAAAGGGATTCACTCTGCTGATTACAGCTGTGGCCGCCCATTCCGCTCCAAGTTCACCAAGTGTTCCGAATGTGAAACCAAGGTTTTGAAGTGTTTCCGCAAGAAAGGATTTTGTAAGGAAATCATCCTGACTTTCACCTGGACCAAGAAACAATGGATTGTCAAGTCTGCTTTGCGCCTGCATCCTTCCCAGTTCCGCAATACGATCTTCGGATGGAGTCAGATAATCAGTATTCATTGTCAATAATGCAGCTGCGGTACGCGGCCACACATATGCTGTTTCTGCAAACGCAGCAGAGAAGTTATCTTTGAATCCCGCCCAACCGGTGGCTAATGCATCCCACTTATCCCAGTTCTCATATGCAACACGCTCATGATCGATTCTAGGATCAAAATTGTCATTATATATTCCTGGAAAATCTTTGAAACGCTCCTTTATGTCAGGATCATAACCTCCTGTCTCAATCGGACCCCTCAACCTTTCCTGGTTGAACTTGTTGTCCATTATGTTGACAGCGTTCAGAAACGAATTTGAATTCGGTTCCGTAGGATTCTGTACAGGATCAGCTGAAAAGCTTGACTCAGGATCCGTGTAAGCGGGTTGAGTCGATGCATCAGTTGTCTCAATGGCATGGTCAGCCAATGAGTTGTCAAATTCGAAATCGTTGAAGTCTGAACCGAGAATGTTTTCCATATTGAAACTTATTGCCAGTACCTGAGTCTATTGTCTGTCCAAGGTATGTAATTTCCGTTTCCTGTGGAAGCTGCGGTTGCATTGTTTGTAACCTTGTTGTTACCGTTGGTTGTTGTGGACATCTCCTGCTGAAGCGACAAACCTTCTATGTATTCACGCACTTTTCTGTCGTTTTCAGCACCATAGACCTGATCACTCAGATCAGATGCACTAACGCCTGTGGATGTCGTAATATCAATAGTCTGTGAACCAGTGTTCCTCAAATCAAAAGTGGCATACAATCTACCATCCGCACCAGAGTTCAATGTTCCTCCATTGAGATTTCCATAAAGCGTTTTTGGAAAACTAGCTGATCCGTTCTGAGATACTCCACTAACCCAACTGCGTGCAGCAGGATATATGTCCGCACCAACAAGATCACGAAGCTTTTCAGCAAGAGGGTTCTTTATTTCAACAAGCTGTCCTTTGGAATTCCTATACGATTGCGGAGGTCCTACAATTTCCATTGCATTTGACCTGTCCAGGTAGAACTCCATGTAGTTCTTACCGCTCTCTGACAAGATTTTGCTTGTCTCCATGCCAAACACTTCACTTGCTCTCTTGGCTGTACCTTCACTCTTTACAAGATTAATAGGTATCCTTACTGCAATACGCGTTTGTCCATTGACGGTTTTCAACGAAATCTTCATCTGGTCAGGATCAAAAACCTCTGAATAGTTCTTACCACCGACCATCTTGTCTCTGAAGGCTGCCAGTTCTTCTGTAGTCATCTTATTATCACCAACGCTTCCATCAGGTGCCACTCCAGCTTCTTGTGCAAGGTTAATTACACGCTCCATGATTCCGTAATCAAAGTTTTTCTTCTTGTCATCGGCAACCCTGAAATCAATGGTTGACGCCTTCCTTTGAAGTTGTTCCTGCCATTTTGGAGCGTTTGGAATCATTTGTGCGTAAATCGCATCACCTTGATCCTTGGGAAGACGGCTGATTGCTTGTGTGTTTATGAACAATTGTCCAGTGGTTGGATTTGCCAATATGTAAGGTCTGTATGTGGGATCATCCCTGAAATCGTTCAATCGTTTTTGTTCCTGCGCAACCATGTCAGTATACGCCTGTCTGTTGTTTTGCGATTGGTTTATCGACTCCACAACCTTATGTCCCATATTCCTATAATATTGCGCATTTACTTTGGCGTTCTGAGCTATGTGTGTGGATATGGTGTTCCAACTCACCCTTTTCAATTCATTCACTGTATTGAAATATGTGGGACCAACTTTTTTCAAATACGCTAAAAGCTGTTGTCCCTCACCGTCGGTAAGAGGCTGTCCATTTGCTTTTTTGTTCAATGCATTTGAAACTGTTGCAAGTTGATAACCGTTTCCTTCACTCAGAACCCTTCCGTCTCCTTGGGTAGCATGTCTTGCAGCAACAGCAAGATTGGTTAAATTTGTAAACGCCGTCAAACCTTTATCACGATAGTTTGCTTTTGACTGTGTGTAGTATCCTTGAAGATTGAACTTACCGATATCCTCGGGATTTCCTGTGGAAATCTGTCCGTCAGGAATCTCACCTTTCTTTACCGCAAGTTCAACATCGCGATCGTATTTCAGATCAGCCATCTCTCTTTCAAACTCCTGTTCAGCACGCATCTTTGCCATTTGGAAGCGTTGACTGTCCTCTTGGAGTTTCACCTGATCTGCTTCAACCTTTGTGATTTCCTTGGATGCCCAGTTTATCGCAAACCGTTGAGCGTATTCGTTCTTGATGGAACTGAAATACATCTGCCCTGGATTCTCTGCAAACAGTTTTTGTGTATTGTCCTGAAGATCCTGGTCTGAAACCTTACCCATTTTCATCTTGTCAAGCTGGGAGGTAAGATTTTGTTTACGCTCCTGCAATGCATTGAGATACTCAAGACGTGTAGCATCAACACCTTTGGGGTATTCCCTTTTCAACTTGTCAACCTCACGATCCACCTCATCGATGTTCTCCTTGAGGTCGTACATGTCGTCATTGTAATCCTTCACATAGGATTGAGCCATCTCAGTTGAAAGTTGCGAAATCGCCGCTTGTTCTGTAAGATTGGGATCAGCCTGCATCATTGACTTGACCTGCCTGTCCGCTCTTACAACCGCTTCAATACCAAACTGTTTGTCAAACTGCGTTCCTGTGGCATTCTTAAACCATTGGTTGAAGGTGCTTATGTTTTCCTTGGTCCTTCCGTTTGTACGGGTGACCATATACATTCCTTCAGAAGTTGGTTTGGTTATTTCAAGTCCCTGGTCTTTTGCAAGATCATGTGCGTACTTGTATACATCCTCCCATGGCGCCCACATGTGTACTTGAGCTTTGTCAATCGATCCATCACCTCTTTTGGTTTTGGAAAGACGCTCTTGTCCTATGGAAAGATACTCATCCATCACGGGATTCCATGTTGCACGGACATCCTTGTCCATGCTGTTTCTTGTGGAATTGCCTTTTGCAACCTGTGAATCCTGCAAGGATGTCTTGTAAAGATCGCTGTTGTATTCCTTGTCATTCACCAACGGATCGAATATCGACATCGCCTGTTGCATGTTGGCGGGATTGGTGAGATCCACCATTGCAACCTGTTTAAGATAAGCATCCGCCTTCTTCATGTAGTCCGCTCTGAACTGGACATTGTCAGCAGAGGAAAGCCGTTTGTTGAGAAGGGAGCTGTATGCGGATTTGAACTGATCGACTTTTGTGTCATATCTGGTCTGCATCGCATCGAGACCTTTTGAAAGAAACTCAAAGTCTATTATTTGCGGTACCATTCCTGGAACACCGCTACCGTCCACACCTTTTATAAATGTTGCCATCTACGCGTTATTTACTATGAAAGAATTCCTGGAAATCGATAAGGAATGTAATTAGGTTGATGTTTCTGTTGCCTTTCTATCTCAATGAGTTTTATCAAATCAGCATCCGGAATTCCCTTACCTCTATATTTATCATACAGATCAAAAGAATTTGATGATCCAGTACCTGTGAATGATCCAGGTACAAACATACCACCGTATCCAGGAATGTATTTGAAGTTTTCTTCCCTCATGTTTGTAGAAGTAAGATTCGTTGCGTTGGTATCACCCTGCATAAATGCTTTTCTTGCTTCCCTATCCATCGCAAGTTGTTCATTTGCATACTGCTGCTCGTTGGTTGCAACACCTGCAATGTAATCCTTTTTGTTCTGAGCATTATAGATCTGCTCCTTCATGCCTATTTCGGTGTTTACCTTTCCAGCCTCATTGATTATTCCAGTGTTTCTTGCCTCATTCTGCGCCATTATATCCGCTGTCTTGTCTCCCATCTGACCTGCTACTCCTGATTGCATCGCTCTAAGGACTGCGGGATTTGCAGTTACACCTGTCATTTCACTCATGGCAGTTGCTCCTGCACCTTGTACACCTGCAACTTGTCTTGCAATGGCTTCAAGATTATATGGAACACGTCCGAAGTTGGCGTTTATGTCAGCAGGACCTTTTGACTTGTAAGGTCTGTCACCAAGTGCACCGTAAAAATTGTACAGATCACCTTGCATCCACAATGCAGGAATGTTCATTGGAGGTTGCCAATTGGGTTTACGAGAATCACAAAGGGGTTGAGCACCAGTGACAGGATCACAAGGAACTTCTTTCATTGTGTTACCTGTGGGATCAACAGTGTAATCAGGACACTGGCATTTTTTTACTGGAGGATTAGTAGGAGGATTAGTAGGAGGATTAGTAGGAGGAGAAGTGGGTACGTCTTCTAGATTGATGAACTTCTGAGTACCTGCAATCTCCTTACCATAGTTCCATGCTCCTTCCTTACTTGCATCAACAAGTTCTGGCATGTCCTTGATTTCATCCGCGGTAAACCCTTTATTTAGAAGATAATCAGTGTTGATTTTTCTGACTTGTTGATTCACCCATTGATTTGCAGCCTGATGTTTTTTAAGTTTATCGCTTGGATTTGTTTTTGCAGAACGAATATCCTCCTTGTACTGTCTCATACCTTCAGCTTCATTTCCACCAGCGGTTCCATATTGACCAAAATTAACACCATTGGCTTTAAGATATTCAATCTGACTGTCTACACCTTTCCAACCACTTCCTGGGGAGTAGATATCACCTAGTCCTGTTACCCTACCACTT